AGGTGCTGCAAGTAGAGATGCGTTGTTCTGGACTGCAAGAACTGCTAGTTTTAGCACTTCTATTATTAGATCAGTTGCGTTTGCAAATAATACTTATCTTTCTGGTGGTGCTAGTGGTGTCTTAAATACCTCAACAGACACAATCACTTGGACTTTAAGAACTGCTGGTTTTGGTACTGCTGATATTTATTCTATCATATATGAAACTTTTTATGTTGCTAGTGGTGGTACTTCTGGTTTAATTTTAAATACTTCAACAGATGGAATTACTTGGATTTTAAGAACTGCGAATAATTCTGGTAGTGGCAGTATTAATAGTTTAACTTTTGGGAACAATCTTTACGTCTATGCTACTAGTGCAGGAAGAATAGGTGTTTCAACAGATTCAATTAGTTGGGTTATAAGAACTTCTGCTTTTGCTACTCTTGCCATTAATGAAATCATTTATGCAAATGGAATTTATGTTGCTGGTGGTAGTAGTGGTTCAAAAATAAACACTTCAACAGATGCAATTACTTGGGAATTAAGAACTTCTGGACTTAATAATACATCTAATTACAACATTCATGGTCTTACTTATGGAAATTCTATCTATGTCACTATCAATACCTGGGGTGAAACTGCAACTTCAACAGATGCAATTGCTTGGACTTTGAGAACTTCTGGTATTTTTACTGGTAATAGTGTATTTGGACTCGGTTTCTTTAATAATACTTATGTTACAGGCACATCTGGATTTTTAAGTGTCTCAACAGATGCAATTACTTGGCAATTAAGAACTTCTGCTTTTACTGCTGGTAATGTACATTCAGTTACTTTTGGAAATAATACTTATGTTGCTGGTGGTTCTAGTGGAATTCTCGTAACATCTCCAATCGCATCAGCAGGCACAGGAGGTTCTGGAGTCAAAGGTGGTGGAGGTGGTGGAGGTGGTTATGATGAAGTCAGCAACTCTGCAGGTTCTGGTGGAACTGGTGGTGCTGGTTATGTTCGTATCAGTTGGGTATAAGGAGGTAAACAAATGACAACAGCAGGTTCTAATTTTATTTCAGGTATTACTACAACAGTCTTTGCTACAACTGATGTAGTCAACAAGGACTATGTGGATGCAAATGTTCAACCACTACCATCACAAACTGGAAATGCTGGTAAGTTTCTCACCACGACTGATGGAACGAATATCTCTTGGGATTATGTTTCTAACTATCAAGAGTTTACAACAACTGGAAGTCAAACTTTTAATGTTCCAAGTTATGCCAATCTCTTATACATTGAAGCAACTGGTGCTGGTGGTGGAGGAGGTGCGGGGCAGTCTAATGCACAAGTATATCAAGGTGTGACTTGGACTTTAAGAACTTCTGGTACTGTAGAAACACTGTCTTCCATTACTTATGGTGGGTTATATGTTGTAACTGGAACAACACCACCAGGTGGAATTAGAACTTCAACAAACGCAATCATTTGGACTGCAAGAACTTCTGGTGCTGGTGTAGCACTCCAATCTAGTACATATTCATCATTTTATGTTGTTGGTGGTAATAGTGGAGTATTAATTACTTCAACGGACACAATTGCCTGGACTTTAAGAACTTCTGGTACTGGTAATAATACTACCAAACTTGTTTATTTAAATAATACTTATCTTGCTGGTGGGGGATTTGGAGATTTAAGAACTTCAACAGACGCAATCACTTGGACTTTAAGAACTTCTGGGTTTGCTACTAGTATTATTAGATCTTTTTCTTTTGATGGTAGTATTTATCTTGCAGGGGGTTCTAGTGGGGGGTTTATCACTTCAACAGATGCAATTACTTGGGTATTAAGAACTTCTAGTTTTGCTACTAATGATATTAATGCACTCACCTATGGAAACAATACTTATGTTGCTGGTGGTGCTAGTGGAGTCTTAAATACTTCAACAGATGCAATTGCTTGGACTTTAAGAACTTCTGGTTTTGCTACTACTAATATTAGAGCACTCACCTTTGCAAACAATACTTATGTTGCTGGTGGTGTTAGTGGAATCTTAAATACCTCAACAGATGCAATCACTTGGACTTTAAGAACTTCTGGTTTTGGTTCTAATGGTATTCTTGCACTCACCTTTGGAAACAATACTTATGTTTCTGGTGGTGATAGTGGAGTCTTAAATACTTCATACTCACAAGTATCAGGACAAGGTGGTTCATCAGGTTCTTATACTTCTTGGTACATTCCAAAAAATATTATTTCTTCAAATCTCACAGTTAATCCTGGTGTTGGTGGTGCAGGTGCAACCACAGATGCTGGCACAGGTTCGGCAGGAGCAGGAACTACAATATCCTGGACTGGACCTGGAGGAACTTATACCATCACTGCAAGTGGTGGAGGTGCTGCAGGTGTCGCAGGAACAGCACAAGTAGCATCTCAATCAAGTTTTTATTATACAACTGCTGGAGGTTCTGGAGCACTTCAAACACCAATCGGTGCTGGACTCACAGCAACCACACAAACCAATCAATTCCAACCAACAGGAGGTGGAAGTGGTGCTGGTTCTACAGCATCTGCAGGAGGTTCTGGTGGTGTTATTAATGTTTATGGAATCTCTACATCGGCATCTGGTGGAAATAATACAGGAACCAATGGTACAAATGCCGTTGTAATCTCTGGACTTCCTTATGGTTCTGGTGGAGGTGGTGGTGGTGCAGGAGTTGGAAATTGGTCTTGGACTTTGAGAACTACTGGTACTACTAGTGGTCTTAATGCTCTTACTTATTCAACATTTTATGTTGCTGCTGGTGCTAGTGGAGTTTTAAACACTTCAACAGATGCAATCACTTGGACCTTAAGAACTACTGGTACTACCGGTAGTTTTAATGATCTTATTTATACAAATAATCTTTATGTTGGTGGTGGTGATGGTGCAAGATTATATACCTCAACAGATGTAATCGCTTGGACTGCAAGAACGACCGGTCTTAATCCCTCATATGGAATACAATCTTTAATATTTGATAATAGTAATTATTTTACTATCAATGTTTTTAGTGAATTAGCATCTTCAACAGATTCAATCTCCTGGACCCTAAGAACTTCTGGTTTTACCGCTTCTAATGAATTACATACTCTTCTGTTCGGTAATAATGTTTATCTTATTGGTACTTCAGGAAGATTAAGTACCTCAACAAATGGAATCCAATGGACTGCAAGAACTGCTGGAGCTAGTTTTACTCCTACTGATAGTCTTTATGCAAACAATCTTTATATTGTTGTTGGTCGTACTGGAAGATTGATTACTTCAACAGATGCAATCACTTGGACCTTAAGAACTGGTGGTTCTGGTAGTGCCCCCCAATATACGGATATTACTTATGGGAATAATAATTATGTTCTTAGCGGTACTTCTGGAATCTTAAACACTTCAACAGACACAATCACCTGGACTTTAAGAACTTCTGGTTTTGGTGCTAATACTATTGATGGAAGTGTTTTTGGAAACAATACTTATGTTGTTGCTGGTGCTAGTGGAATATTAGCAACTTCACAAGGAACTGCAATAGCAGCAACTGGTGGTAATGGTGCTCGTGGAGGTGGTGGAGGTGGTGGTGCTTCTATCGGTTCTACTTTTGGTAATGGTGGTAATGGTGGTGATGGTTATGTGAAGATTACTTGGTGGTAATAAATACCTTGAAGGAGACTAAAAGTAAATGGCAACATTAGACAGCAATAAGGTTATTGATGTAAGTGTAGTATCTTCTGCGACCGATGCTGTAAATCGACAATATATTGATGATAATGCACTTCCAAGTACAACTGGAAATGCTGGGAAGTTTTTGGCAGTTTATCCTGGTGCTGCTTATTGGATTTTAAGAACTTCTGGTTTTGGTACTTTAATTTATTCTCTTACTTATGCAAACAATGCTTATATTGCTAGTGGTAATACTGGAACCTTAAATACTTCAACAGATGCAATTGCTTGGACTTTAAGAACTTCTGGTTTTGCCACTAATGTCATTTATGCACTCACCTTTGCAAACAATACTTATGTTGCTGGTGGTCAAAGTGGAACCTTAAATACTTCAACAGATGCAATTGCTTGGATTTCAAGAACTTCTGGTTTTGGTACTAATCAAATTTATGCACTCACTTACGCAAACAATAATTATATTGTAGGTGGTCAAAATGGAAGATTAAATGTATCAACAAACGCAATTGCTTGGACTTTAAGAACTTCTGGTTTTGGTTCTAATGCTATTAATACATTCATTTATGTAAATAGTGTTTATATTGCTGCTGGTGATAATGGAAATATAAGAACCTCAACAGATGCTATTGTTTGGATTTTAAGAACTTCTGGAACCACCAATACTCTTTATTCTCTTACTTATGCAAACAATATTTATGTTGTTAGTGGAACTGCTTCGCTTTTGAATACTTCAACAGATACTATTGCTTGGACTTTAAGAACTTCTGGTTTTGGTCTTAATGTTATTCGTGCGATTACTTATGCAAACAATACTTATCTTGCTGGTGGTGGTACTGGAGTCCTAAACATCTCAACAGATGCAATTGCTTGGACTTTAAGAACCTCATCTACTACATTAGATTTATATTCTCTCAACTACATTAATAATCAATACATTTATGCTGGTAATAACAGTGTACTCGCAACCTCCCAAGCAACTCAACAAATCTGGGAACCAATAAACTCCACATCTACAATACCCACAGACCCAGTAACATACAAAGGTTCTCAAGAATTCACAACATCAGGAGCACAAACATTTTTTATTCCTCCAACAGCAACACAGTTTTATATTGAGGCAATCGGTGGTGGTGGTGGTGGAGCATCAGGACGATACACAGGAACAATCGGTTCTGGTGGTGGTGGAGGTTCTGGTGCTTATAATGCCTGGTTGATTCGTCGTGGAGAACTTGGAAATGCTTCTACGATGACTGCGACTCCTGGTGCTGGTGGTCGTGGTGGAAACAATCGTGGTATGAGTACCAGTACTGATGGTATTAACTGGTTTACTGTTCCTGGTGGTTCTAAGTTTGGTACTAGTGATATTAATACTCTTACTTATGGTGGATATCTTTATGTTGCCGGTGGTGCATCTTCAGTATTAAGTACTTCTCCTGATGGTACTAACTGGACTTTAAGGACTGCTAGTTTTGCTACTGATACTATAAATGCTCTTACTTATTCGACATTTTATGTTGCTGCTGGTGGTGCTGCTGGTCGTGGAAGATTAAACACCTCAACAGACGCAATCACTTGGACTTTAAGAACTTCTGGAGTTGGTTCTAATGCTATTCAAACACTTACTTTTGGAAACAATATTTATGTCTTGGGGGGTGCTTTTTCTGGCGGATCTCCAGCAATAAATGTATCAACTGATGCAATTAATTGGACTTTAAGAACTTCGGGTTTTGGTTCTAATAATATGCTTGCTCTCACTTATGGAAACAATATTTATGTTGCTTCTTCTGGTACTGCAAACCTAAGAACATCAACAGACACAATTGTATGGGTTTCAAGAACTTCTGCTGGTTCTGCTAATGCTCTTATTTTTGTAAACAATACTTATATTGCTGGTGGTGTTTCTGGAATCTTAAACACTTCAACAGACACAATCACCTGGGAATTGAGAACTGCTGGGTTTACTAGTACTATTCGTGCTCTCACCTACACAAACAACCTCTATATAACAGCAGGAAATTCTGGATTTTTAGCATCTTCCACAGACACAATCACCTGGACTTTAAGAACTTCACTGTTCCAAGCACAAACTATTAATGCTCTCACATACGGAACCACCTTTGTTGCTGGTGGTGCTTCTTCTGGTGGTGGTTCTTCTGGTGCTTCTACAACTGTCACTTGGACTGGAAACACTCCAACGGGCACTGCGACTTATACACTAACTTCTGCTGCTGGTGGTGGTGCAAGTGATACGGCAACCACAGCAGGAACCGCAGGTGCCGCAGCAGCAGTCACACTCAATCCTCTTTATAATACTGCTGGTCTTGTTGGTGGTGCTGGACTTTCTTCTGGTGTTGGTTCAAATAGCACAATACAAGCAAACTCATTCCAAGTGACTGGTGGTGGAGGAGGAGCATTTAATTCCTTTACTGGTGGTAATTCAGTTTCTTATTATTATGGAAATACTTATACAAATAATGGTGGAAGTAATACTGGTGGTAGTGGTTCCGATGGTATTGATGGAACTTATACGGGTTCTTATGGTTCTGGTGGAGGTGGTGGAGGTGCTTTGAGTGAAGGAGTTACGAGTTGGTATTTAAGAACTTCTGGTACTACGAATCAATTTAATGCCCTTACTTTTGGAAACAATACTTATGTTGCTGGTGATGATATTGGAAAATTAAATACCTCAACAGATGCAATTGCTTGGACTAGCAGAACTTCTAGTTTTGGTACTAATTATATTTCTGCACTTACCTTTGCAAACAATACTTATGTTGCCGGCGGTCTTAGTGGAGTCTTAAATACTTCAACAGATGCAATTGCTTGGACTTTAAGAACTTCTGGATTTGGTGGTAATTTTATTCCTGCACTCACCTTTGCAAACAATACTTATGTTGCTGGTGGTCAAGGTGGTGTATTAAATACCTCAACAGATGCAATTTCTTGGACTTTAAGAACTTCTGGTTTTGGTGGTAGTACTATTAGAACATTTACCTTTGGAAATAATACTTATCTTGCTGGTGGTGCTAGTGGAATCTTAAATACCTCAACAGATGCAATTCGTTGGACTTTAAGAACTTCTGCTTTTGGTACTAATCAAATTAATGCACTCACTTTTGAAAATAATACTTATCTTGCTGGTGGTGCTAGTGGAATCTTAAATACCTCAACAGATGCAATTCGTTGGACTTTAAGAACTTCTGGTTTTGGTACTGCTCAAATTAATGCTCTCAATTTTGCAAGCAATCTTTATGTTGCTGGTGGTCAATCTAGTCCTGGAAGAATATTTACTTCTACCGATGGAATTGTTTGGTCTTCTAGGACTTCTAATGTTGTTAATTCTATTCAAGCACTCATCTATGCAAACAATACTTATGTTGCTGCTTGTGCTGGTGGAGAATTAACATTAGCATCATCAACCTCACAATCCGCAGCAGGAAACGGAGGCAACGGCACCAGAGGTGGTGGAGGTGGTGGAGGTGGATACTCTCAAGAGCAAAATCGTTTTGGACTTGGTGGTGATGGTGGTAATGGATATGTAAGAATTACTTGGTGGTAAAAGACGCATACATATGTTATAATGAATTCTATATTGACTTTGTTGTATGCCCCTGAATTATACAAATCAACCGAAAAATAATTTTAAAGGTAAAACAATCGCATTTTGTCTTCCAGGATTAATGTATTCTGGAACCTTTATGACGCAGTTTGTAAGACTGCTGTTTGACCTAAACCAACAAGGAATTAATTTTTATATCTCTCAACAATACAGTTCGATGGTGAATCACGCACGAACTGATTGTCTGCAGGCAGATAATTATGCAGGAACGATGCTGACTCCTTTTAGGGGGCAGGTTCCTTATGATTATATTATGTGGATTGATAGTGATATTATTTTCAAGACAGAAGACCTTTTGGAACTTCTGTTGATGGATAAAGATGTTGCAACGGGTTGGTACGTTCAATCAAACGGAACTCCAGTCGCAAATCAATCAACTGTTGTTGTCAATATGGACAGGCAACTTTTGATGACTAAAGGTTCTTATCACTTTGAAACCGTTGAAGAAATGCAACGTCGTCCAGGTCCATTTAAAGTTGAATATTGTGGTTTTGGATGGGTGTTGATGAAAAAAGGTGTCTTCGAAAAAGTTCCTTATCCTTGGTTTGCACCGAAGAAAGTTCAACTCATCAAAGATGATGGGACTGTTCTTGAGGATATGTGTTCCGAAGACGTTGCAATGTGTGAAGATTTAAGAGAGTATGGTTTTGAAATCTGGTGCAATCCAAAGGTTCGAGTCGGTCATCAAAAAATGGTAATTCTGTAAGACTATGTTAAATTATTCTAATTCTCCGCAACAAGCAACAGTACCACACTTTAATGTGGTCATCACAACTCCAGGGCATCATATGTGTGCCGAGTATGTGAAGTGTCTAATGGCAACAATTCATACTCTTGAGGCAAATAATATTTCTTGGATTTTTCAAAGTGAGTATGCTTCTATCATTACAAATGCAAGAGAAGCAACCATCACTGGAAGTCGTAATTTAGAAGTCTTTAATCCTGCACCAGGAAAGGGGCAATACACATACGACAAACTCTTTATGATTGATAGTGATATTGTCTGGAATCCAGAGCAGTTCTTACGTCTTTATGCATCCAATAAGGACTTAATTTCTGCTGTGTATTTTGAAGCACAAGGAGCAGATGCAATGGTGCATCGTGCAAAGAATGATTTCAAACCAATGAAGAGAGAAGAGATTCAACTTCTTCAGCAACTTGATGAACCGATTGAAGTTTATGGAGTTGGTCTTGGTTTTATGTGTGTCAAGTCTGGTGTGTTTGAATCACTCAAGAGACCATGGTTTGGTCTTGGTAAGGTGATTCAAGAGGTCGATGGAGTCGTCTATGAACTCCCATTAGGTGAAGACCTCTACTTCTGTGAGAAAGTCGCAGAGCAAGGGCATCAAGTTTATCTTGATCCTCAAGTCATCGTGGGGCATGTTAAGAGTAATGTTGTTGTATGAAACTTGCAGTCTTTTATCATTTAGCAGCACTGAATCATCTATGGAAAGACTTTATTGATGAGCAACTAGGACTGATTAAACAAGTTGGTCTAGCAGATGTGGCAAAGACTTATGTTTGTTATGTTGCTCCTGATGAATATTTTGATGAGGTAAGAGATTATCTCAACAAAGAATATTCATTTGCAACTGTTCTATCTTCTAGAAGAAGCACCGAAGATAATTTTTACGAGGGGCAGACACTTAAAGAACTTCAAGAATACTCCAAGAATAATGATGGGTATGTGCTCTACCTTCATTCAAAAGGAGTATTACATTCAATCAATTCATATCAAACAATTCCTACAAGGGATTGGAGACATTATATGAATTACTGGATGGTTGAACAATGGAAGGATTGTGTTAAAAAACTAGAAGATGTAAGTGTTGTAGGAACAAATTATAATCAAGAACCTTACCCACATCTTTCTGGAAACTTCTGGTGGGCAACGACAAATTATATTCGTACTCTTCCTGATGTTCTCAACCGAAGTTTATATTATGATGAAAGTCTTACAGAGAAACTAGCAGGGCACACATTTTCTTATGAGATGTGGGTGTTGTATAATAAACCAAAGGTAGATTCGATACATTACAGTCATACAAATCATTATCTACAACCTTATCCAAGAGAAAAATATGCAAGATTGGAGAACTCTATGTTAAATTATAGAAACGAAAAGAAAACTGAAAAGACTATCAATGTCTTTTACCATATGTTTATCCCCGACACCAACAATATGTGGGTATGGTGGATCGACGAGCAGATGAGTCTGTTGAAAACTGTTGGTCTTGCAGATAAGGCAAAGATTAATATGTGTATGACTCTGCCTTTGGGACTTTATAATTCCAAGACTGGGCATTCTTATGATGAAATGGTGATTGGTTATATCAAAGACCGTTATCCTTTTGTAAATATTATTGATATTAAACCTGTTGGAGAGCAACCAAATCTTTATGAAGGGCAGACTCTTGCGAAGATTTACGAACACTGTCTACATGAAGATGGTTATGTCTTCTACTTCCACAACAAAGGTATGAGTTCTTATTCAACTCACATACCTGGTGCAATCAAAGATTGGAGGCACTATATGCAGTACTTCAATGTTGAGAAGTGGGAAGATTGTGTTGCAAAACTTGATGAAGGTTATGATTGCTGTGGTGTTGATTGGGTAGAAAGACACGACATCAAACTTGATTTTGTGGTTCAGCACTATGCTGGAAATTTCTGGTGGGCACGAAACGATTACATTCGTAAACTGAAGCATCCACTCAAGATTGAAGAGTATATGGATGTAGAAGCAATGATGCGAGAACTACAGAACTATCGTTATTGCTTTGAACTATGGATGGCAACTGGTATTCCAAAACAACATTGTTTTCATTATCGTCGTCATCATCAGTATGATAATCAAGGTCTTGAAAGATACTTCACCTACTATCCCCCAGAGATGTATCGTGATGATGTTGAAAGAGATGAGACTGAATACACAAGAAATAATCTTGATATTTTGATGGAAGTTGGAAATAAGAATAATTTCAACTGGAGAGACCATAGACAATTTGCTGACTGGATTGTTCGTCGCAAACAACCAAGCACAACTGTAGACTTGGGTGTTGATTATGGTTACTCAACATTCTGTTTCGCAATTCCTGGAATTGGGGATGTGTATGGTATTGATAGTTTTGAAGGAGATATTTGTGCTGGAGAACGAGATACTTATGAGTATGTGATGGATAAGGTCAAAGAACTTGAATTGACTAATGTTTCAATTATCAAGGGATTCTTTGATGATGTTGCAAAGACTTGGACGAAACCAATTGATATTCTTCACATTGATGGTCTGCATACCTATGAAGCAGTTAAGAATGACTTTGAGAAGTGGGCACCATTTCTTAAAGAAGATGGTATAATTCTAATGCACGATACGATGGTTGATGACCCCAAGTTTGGTGTGAGTAGGTTCTTCAAAGAAATCAATCTACCAAAAACAAACTTCGGTCACTGTAATGGATTAGGAGTTGTTTCTAGAGATATAAATCTTATCAGTGAAATCAAAAAGAATTTTGGAGAGTTTATCCGTGAAATTTAATTTAGTACGAATTGTTCCTGACAATGGATTTTATGTTCATTCGCAAGTGTTTCATGAAATTGAAGCAGCAATGTTTTTTTCTCTTCAATGTTTGGGGCACGATGTAACGAATAGTGTAAATGATTTTGTTCCTGGTAGAAGAAACATTGTCTTTGGAATGCATCACTGCCCTGTAGATGTGGTGAGGCACGATATTCCAAAAGATACTATCATCTATTCTTTGGAGCAAATGAAAGATGGTCCAGAGTGTATTCGTTGGTGTCGTAAGTATCGTGGTTTAGAAGTATGGGACTATTCAATGAGAAATGCTGAAGTTCTTCGCAAAGCAGGAGTGGAGAACATAAAGCATTGTAAGGTTGGTTATGTTCCAGAAATTACTTACTTTGAACGCAACAAACCACAGGACAGAGACATTGACATTCTTTTCTACGGATGCCCCACAGAAAGAAGAACTCATATCCTAAAGCAGTTTGAGAATAATCCTAAACTTAACTTTGTACATATTCAAAGCACTTATGGTGACGATAGAGATGAGTATATTAAACGAGCAAAACTAGTCATCAATCTTCATAATATGAATAATCAAATTTTTGAGATTATTCGTGTGTCCCATTTGATTCAAAATAAAGTTCCTGTTCTTACTGAAAGAAATCCAGATACTGATTTTCCTGCTTATATGGAAGGCACAGTATTTGAATCGACATACAATCGTTTCGTAGATACTGCATACAAACTTCTCAAGAAACCAGAAGAACTTGATGCTCAAGCAGAAAAGGGTCTTGAAATCTTTAAGAAATCACCAATGGAAGAATTCTTAAAGGAGGTTCTTGAATGAAAGTTATAGATGGATTTTCATTCTTTAATGAATTTGATATTCTTAAATTAAGATTAGAATACTTACGAGATACTGTAGATTATTTTATCATTAGTGAATGTAATTACACACACTCTGGTAAAGAAAAACCATATTATCTTAATCAAATCATTAATGAGTTTGATGAAGAACTTCGTTCTAAAATCATTTCAGTTCATTACGAACCAGATATTAGTGATTATGATTTCTCAAATAAAAAAGAATGTAATTTTGAATCTGGGTTCTGGAAACTAGAGAGAGGTCAAAGAAATCACATACTAGAGGGTCTTAAGAACTTCTCTCCTGATGATTTGTTTATGTTGAGTGATGCTGATGAGATTCCCCGCAAGGAATTGATTCAACATCTCAAACAAAATGGACTTCCCGAGAACAAACTTGCTCTTGCGAGATGTGATAACTTCTATTATAATTTCTTCACTTACGAGAACAGCACTTGGGGTGGAACTGTATTCACGAATGTTGAGACCGCATCTAAAACTGATGCAGACTTTTTGAGAGGTCGTTCTTATGAGTTTCCTTTCTTTGAGAATGCTGGATGGCACTTCACATTCTTTGGTGGCATCAAACAAATTCAAGATAAGTTGAACTCTTATGCACACCAAGAATTTAATAATGGTGAAGTAAATAATCAGCAAAGTATTCAAGATGCTATTCAAAACAAAACTGATATTTTAAATAGAAAGCACGAAAACAAAAAATTTCACAACTATAACTTTTTAAATTTTCCAGAAGATTTAAGAAGAGTTATAACGAAAACATTTTCACAGGAGTTTTATGAAATGACGGAAACAGTAGTTACAAAACCAGAATATTTACATAATAATATGCCTCCTCTTCTGGAAGCAACTTTAAATCCTGATGGAGTTGGTGGTACGGAACTTATGGGTCGTGCTTGGCAGGACTTGGTTTTGCCTGCTGCACCAGATCTTGCCGATTGGCATTGGTGTGTTCTTCCAGGTGATAATACTTTGTCCCCAGACAGTTCAAATCTAGTTTGGGTGCATATGCATCATATGGAAGATGGTCTTGAGACACTACTGGACAAGCAGTTCTTAAAACATTTTAAGGCATATGTATTCGTGTCTGATTGGCAGTATGAAAGGTTTATGGAAAGGTTCCAACTGCCCGCAGAGAAGTGTTATGTACTTAAGAATGCAACACAACCATTTGAACCTCACAAGAAACCAGAAGGAAACAAACTTAACTTGATGTTTCATTCAAATCCCATTCGTGGTCTTGATATTCTTTTGGAATCACTTAGACTTATTCCAGAAGAAGATATTGAACTTCACGTTTTCCACGAGATTGATCCTGACGAAAGAATCAAACAGTATCATCAAGGTCTACAAACTTATGAATACTCACACGTTAATGAGCAAGAACAACAATTCCTTCGTTATTGCTTGAAACTTGCAAATGAGGATAAGAGAGTTGTTCGTCATACTCGCACGAATAATTCTAAAGTGAGAGAGCAACTGATGAATACTCACATCTTTGCCTATCCAACATACTTTATGGAAACCTCCTGTATTTCTATGATTGAAGCATTGTGTGCTGGATGTTCTGTTCTTTCTAGTAATCTTGCTGCACTTCCCGAAACTGGTCTAGGTTTTGCACGACAGTATGGTTTTATTCCTGATCGTCAAAAACATATTGAACGATTTGCAAGAGAACTCAAGAGAACGATTACCGAGTATCGTGAAGGTAAGTTTGATAATACTCTTCAGGTAAAAGTATGCAATCAGTATTACAGTTGGGACACCAGAGTTCAAGATTGGGTTCAATTCTCAAAACAACTTTGGAGGAAAGGTTGATTGTATGATTATCTAATTGTTGGTGCTGGATTATTTGGTGTCACATTTGCAAGACTTGCCACTGATTCTGGCAGGTCTTGTTTAGTGATTGATAAGAGACCTCATATTGGTGGTAATTGCTATACTGAAAATGTAGAAGGAATAAACATTCACAAATATGGTGCTCATATTTTTCACACAAACAACAAAGTAGTCTGGAACTTTATCAATCGTTTTACTGAATTCAACAACTATATCAATTCACCTAAAGCATATTCAAAAGGAAAATTATATTCACTTCCTTTTAATATGAATACCTTCTATGAGTTGTGGGGTGTTACAACCCCATCCCAGGCAAAAGAAATTATAGAACAACAAAAGTTTCAAGGAACTCCAACAAATCTTGAAGAGCAAGCATTATCCCTTGTAGGACAGGACATTTATCAAACTCTTATTAAAGGTTATACCGAAAAGCAGTGGGGTAAATCTGCAACAGAATTACCATCTTTTATTATCAAAAGACTTCCATTAAGATTTACTTTTAACAATAATTATTTTAACGATACTTATCAGGGAATACCCATCGGTGGTTACACTTCAATGATACAAAAGATGCTTGATGGTATTGAAGTTCAGTTGAATATCGATTATCTTTCGAATAGAAATCACTTCAATTCACTAGCAAACCAAGTTGTTTATACTGGTTGTATTGATGAGTTCTTTGATTACGAGTTTGGGAAACTTGAGTATCGTTCATTGAGATTTGAGCATCAAATTAAAGATACTGACAATTTTCAAGGCAATGCTGTGATTAATTATTGCGACAGTGAAGTTGCTCACACAAGAATCCTAGAGCACAAGCATTTTGAAAAGACCCAATCATCAAAAACTGTGATTACTTATGAGTATCCACAAGAATATCAAGAAGGAATGATTCCTTATTATCCAATTAACGATAAAAGAAATCAAATGATTTATGAAAACTATAAAAATAAATCATCTTCTTTGACAAACTTTATATTTGGTGGTAGACTTGCTGAGTATAAGTATATGGATATGGACACTGTGATTAAGTCCGCAATGAATAAGTTTGGAGATTGTAAATGAAAAAAAAGTGTGCTGTTTTCACCACAGTTAAAAATGAAAGTATTTTTCTACCAATTTGGTTGAGACACTATCAACAATACTTTGCGAATGAAGACATTTATGTCCTAGACCATTCTTCTACGGATGGTTCTACATCAAATCTTCCAGTGAATGTTCGTCTGGTTTCAAACGAATATGTCAATGACCACGAATGGTTAGTTAAAACCGCACAAGATTTTCAAAGAGAACTTCTTCGAGAATATGAATGTGTAATTTTTGCTGAAAGTGATGAGATTTTATATTCTCTTGAGAAACCTTTGAATGAAACTCTAAATGATTTTGTTCAAGGTGATGATTTGTATGCGACTTGTAGTGGTTATAGTGTGATTCAAGATACTCAAAATGAGTTAGCACTTTCTCCTGGTGATTGTATTTTTGAGAAAAGAAATTTTTGGTACAAGGATGCTGCAGAAGATAAAACCTTAATCAGTAAGGTTCCTCTTGAATGGAATTGGGGATTTCATAGTCTCAAAGGTAGAAACAATAATTATCATCGGGACTTATACATTGCTCATTTACATCGTTTCGATTTTGAAACAATGGTGACAAGGCATCAAGAAAGGACGAGTTTCCAACAAAGAAATGATGGTGGTGGGCATCACTGGAAAACAAATCGTAATGATATTTTTGAAGTCTTTCAAAAAGTTTCTTCACAACCTTTCTTAATTACCGAACAACATAAAGTAGCACTTCAACATCTAACCTATTGATAAATAAATAGAAAAAACATTACGAATTATGGCAACTGAAACGACAACACTCACATTACCTTTGGCACATCTTTACTATTTGACTACAGATAGTAATAATCAAACTGGGTATACTCTTGAGGAAGTTGATGCTCTCATTGCAGAGCACGGAAATGATTATGAGATTGAAGCAACAATTACTCATCCTGTTCCAGATCCTTATACTGTAGAGGGTGACATTGCTGCTCACGAGGCAAGAATTGCTAATAATAATGAGTATCTTTCACAACTTCAAGAAAACCTTGCAACTCTTGAAGAAGAGACTGAACAGTACACTCAAATTCAAGAGCAAATTGAAGCATTGGAGGCAGACATTGTTGCTTGTCAAGAGTACATTGCCAGTCTTCAACCTGCTTGACACCTGACTCAAAATACCTTATAATATTCAAGTCTTTCAAATCTTTGTATCTTTGAGAATGAAAGATCCTCTCTGTGGTGGGAGAGGTAAGTTGGTGGTTAATGGGGAGGGTTTAAACCCTCCTTTTTTTCTATTATAAATTATTATAAAATTATAACAAACTATGAATTTCACAGTATATTCCAAAGAAAATTGCCCCTATTGCTATAAGGTTAAACAAGTGTTAGAGTTGACAGGAAGTAACTTTGTGGTTTATAATTTGAATGAGCATTTTACCAAAGATGAGTTTTATGCTGAGTTTGGTAATGACTCTACATTTCCACAAGTTGTCTGTGATGATAAAAAATTAGGAGGATCCGTTGACACAATCAAATTCCTCAAGGAACAACAAATCATCAAATCTTGACATAAATAAAAAGGAAGACCACAGAAATCGTGGTATTGAACTTATTCTTCATGGAGGTAAAAGAAAGCAAACTCAGCCCTTCCATATCATCTTTGAAAAGATGGTTTGCTTTCTGAATCGGGAAGTAACCATCTATTTTGAATTTTCCTTTATGTCAAGGAAAAGAAAAGTAGTTTCCCGGAGAAAAAGAAATGTTAGCAACTAGTCTAGTTTTCGGTTGTTTTTTAACCATATTGTTTCTTGTAGTGGGGATTGTAACTGGTTGGGTTGCCAGAGAATACATGATGAATTATCAGGATCGTCCAAAACTTCATCCAGAATTCTTTGACAGCAAAGGTAATGTAATCCCTGATGAAGTTTTAGCAATCAGTTTTAATCCTGATTACTTTGAAGACTATGAAGATGAAGATGAGGAAGAATAACTAAATACTGTATAATCATTTTAGATTTTGAATTCATATGACAACGACAACAACAAAAAAGGCAGCAACAAAAGCAAAAGTAGTTCAGGCAAAGAAAACTACTCCAGCTACGGCGGTTGACAATTTACCAAAAAATCCTTTTATTTTTGAAGTATTAGACCTGATTTCGCGCCAAAGGTCTAACGCTAAAAAGGTAGAACTCTTCAAAAAATATGAGGATCTTTCAATCAAATCGATTATGATTTGGAACTTTGATGAGAGTATAATTTCAATGCTACCTGAAGGACCAGTACCATATTCTGCATTTGAAGACCAAACTGTCCATTCTGGCAATCTCTCTACAAAGATTACAGAAGAAGTTCGCAGAATGCATGAAACTGGATCCTTCTCTCTAGGGTCTACTGATAAACAAGGACACACTACAATTCGTAAAGAATATAAGAACTTCTATCACTTTATCAAAGGTGGTAATGATGGTCTTAACAACATTCGTAGAGAATCAATGTTCATCAATCTTCTTCAAGGACTTCATCCACTTGAAGCAGAAATTATTTGTCTTGTAAAAGATAAAAAGCTTGGTGAAAAGTATAAGATTACAAAAGAAGTTGTTGTAGAAGCATATCCAGATATTTCATGGGGAGGACGTTCGTGAGTCAAGTTATTGATAAAACACGGGAAAAGCATATGGACCATTGGACATCAGCAGAGAGAGAAACCTGTAAGTCACGCTACGGTTGTGAAATTATGATTGAAAATGGTTCGTATGATGATGTTTGTACTAAAGAAGCACCGAACGATGCATATATTATTGAATATGTTGTAGATAATAAAATTTGTTTTGACCTTACTAGGGGAACAAAAATTCGTTTGTTTGATATGTACTGGGATAAATTTCGTGAGAACCTGCAGAGCATGAGTTTTGGGTATGGTAGAATCAACCCAAAACTCTGGGGATATAAATCACCTGAAAAGAAAAAGCGAAAGTGATTTCCCAGATCGGGGGAAATTTTTCCGGCAAAATTTTTGAGGCATTAAGTTTTCTAAAATTATATTGTATTATATAAGTAAAGTTTACTAAATACCCGCGAAAGGGAGTATGATACTCTCATCATTCATCTATGGAAGTACTTATTTTAACTTGTCTGCAAGCACAATTGATTTCCAAACGAGTTTTTACAGCAGAGATGCCAAAACAAACTCGTAATGATCTCATTTGGGAGATTAAACAAATCTCACCAAAAGAGTGTAGAATAGACCCAAAATTCGACTGAAGAACTGAATATGGTAAAGATTGATATGAGGAAGGGTTGATCCCCTCCTTTTTTTATGTTAAAATATCTCAAGAGAATGGTATTTTATGGACAGAGACAAACTAAAACTCATTGTTCGTAATCTAGAACTTTTGCTAGACTCTTTGAAGGCAGAGATTTATTCTGATGTTTCTGCATACCCCCACACAGAACCAAATGGAAAAAATAGACAGATTTTAGACTACGACGAAATTTTTGAGGATGATGATGACTAGTAGAGCAAGAGAACTTGTAAAGTTGCTTGAAAGAATGACTAAACAAGACCACTTATATTCAGCAGAGCAACTTATAGAAATGAAAAAACAACTGCGACTTGTAAAAGAAGAACTCGCAGAACTAGAAGCAAAAACAACAAAAGGATTTGGAAAGAAATGACAGTAAAACTCATTAGCGTAACACCAGATGCAGAAAAGACAATGGCATTTATTGCACGAGTCTCTAATCCTGCTAATCAGGACAACGAGAACTATGCCAAGTTGCTTGCTTATTGTATTAAGCATAATCATTGGTCTGTGTTTGAGCAGTCTACTATGACTTTGGAGATTGAAACTACCCGTGGTATTGCTGCTCAAATTTTGCGTCATCGTTCATTCACATTCCAGGAATTTTCGCAGCGTTATGCCGATAGTTCTCTGATTTCTGAATATATTCCTATTCCAGAGTTGCGTCGTCAAGACACTAAGAATCGTCAGAACTCGATTGATGATGTTCCTGAGTATGAGAAACTGACATTGCAGAGCAAGATCCAAGACCATTTTGCACACTCTATGCGCCTCTACAAAGAACTTCTGGATCACGGCATTGCCAAAGAGTGTGCTCGCTTTGTACTGCCTCTGGCGACCCCTACGCGCATTTATATGACGGGTTCTTGTCGTAGCTGGATAACATACATTGCTCTCCGCGAAAAATCGGGAACACAGAAAGAGCATATGGACATTGCTAAGGCGTGTAAAGCAGTTTTTGCCGAACAGTTTCCCACTTGCTATGAAGCATTAGGTGGTGAAGCAGAATGGTCATTATACGGAAGATAATTGTGTTCCTTGTTGCAAAATTTGCAACATAATGAAGTGGGATTTAACTATTGAAGAATTTACAAATCATATCAATAAAGTATCATTAAACTTAAACAATAAATAAATTATCTTGAAATTATAACTTATGGCAATTTATCCTCTTATTAACAAAGAAACAGGTGAAACGAAAGTCATTGAAATGAGTGTCAATGATATTATGCAATGGTATAAGGACAATCCTGACTGGACCAGAGATTGGAGTCAAGGATGTGCTACACCAGGGGAAGTTGGTGAGTGGAGGAATAAATTAACCTCAAAACACCCTTCGTGGAATACTGTCCTAGAGAAAGCATCAAAAGCACCTGGTTCAACCGTAAAGAAACTCTAATATGGCAAGAAGAAAAAGGACGAATGACCAACCAATCGGTGTTGGTCTTACAACCCGTCAAATGAAAAGAAAGAAGGCACTCGGAAGTGAATATCTGTTAGATATTGACCCACTCACAGACAATCAAAGAAAACTTTTTGAATCTTATTCAAAACAAAAGCATTTAGTTGCTTATGGATGTGCAGGAACAGGTAAGACTTTCATCACTCTTTATAATGCTCTTCGTGAAGTTCTTGATGAAAGAACTCCTTATGAGAAAATCTATCTCGTTCGTTCTTTAGTTGCCACCAGAGAAATTGGTTTTCTTCCTGGTTCCTATGAGGACAAATCAGATATCTACCAGATTCCTTATAAGAATATGGTGAAGTATATGTTCCAAATGCCTTCTGATGCTGAGTTCGAGATGCTTTACGGCAACTTAAAGTCTCAAGAAACAATTAAGTTCTGGAGTACTTCATTCTTAAGAGGAACCACGCTTGATAATTCTATCATTATTGTAGATGAGTTCCAAAACATGTCATATCATGAGCTTGATTCCATTATCACTCGTGTTGGCGAAAACTCAAAAATTATGTTCTGTGGTGACGCTACCCAATCAGATTTACAAAAGACCAATGAGCGAAATGGTATTGTAGATTTTATGACAGTCTTGCGTAAAATGCCATCTTTTGATATAATTGAGTTTGGTGTTGATGATATTGTTCGTTCTGGACTTGTCAAGGAATATATTATTGCAAAACTAGAAGCAGGTTTTTAATGTTCAATCACGTTGATTTGATTCTTCCGAAACTTGAACGGGAGACTATAGATGGTGTTCGATATTATTCAATTCCAGAGGAAGAAGAACTACTCAAACTTGTTTCAATTACTTCTGTTACAAGTCATTTTAACAAAGAAATCTTTGTGAAGTGGCGTAAGAAAGTTGGAGATAAGGAAGCAGACCGTATCACAAAACTTGCAACAAGTCGTGGTACGGATATGCATACTCTTACAGAGTATTTTCTGAAAAATCAAGATCTTCCTACGGATATTCTTCCAATCTCAGAGTTTCTGTTCAATATTTCTAAGTCAACTCTCAAGAATATAAATAATATTCACGCTCTTGAAGGTTCCCTATATAGTAAGCAATTAGGTATTGCGGGAACCGTCGATTGTATTGCAGAATACAATGGCGAATTGGCAATCATAGACTTCAAGACTTCTAAAAAACCAAAACCACGCGAGTGGATCGAACATTATTTTGTTCAATGTATGGCATATGGGTGTATGCTTTACGAACTGACTGGTATTTCAGTTAAAAAACTTGTAATCATTATGGCTTGCGAAAATGGAGAATGCGTCGTCTATGAAGAAAGAGACAAATCAAAGTACATCAAACTACTCACCGAATACATTAGAGAGTTTGTTAGAGATAAACTGGAATCATATGGAACCAAATAAAGAATTAGAACAAGTTATAGAAAATAAGTTTCTTACACCTTCCAAGTTTTCTCTTGAAATAGAGCACATTGTGTCAAGTGAAAATATGAATTACATTGATGCTATTTGTCATTATTGTGAAATCAATAATCTTGAGGTAGATTCAGTAACAAAACTTATTTCAAAACCTCTGAAAGAAAGATTGAAATATGATGCTATCAATCTTAATTTTATGAAAAAAACATCGAGAGCAAAATTGCCTTTGTGATTATAACTAAATAATGATGCCTGACTTAGGTGACACTTTTCAGGTAGAGGAGGGCACTTGATGCCCTTTTCTTGTATAAATACTTATGTCACCTAAGTTAAGAGCAGAAATGTATTACGTTTATCTCTATTTGAGAGAGGATATGACTCCTTATTATGTTGGTAAAGGTATTGGTAGAAGGTGCTATAATCCTCATATTAGAGGTGGCGGAGATATATGCCCTGTCGATAAAGACAGAATTAAGATTATAAAATATTTTGATATTGAAGAAGATGCCTACATATTCGAAGAATGGTTAATCTCTGTCTATGGTAGAAAATGTGATGGTGGAATACTAATTAATATACACGATGGCGGAAAAAATGGCTCAAGTTTGCCGCTTGACCCTATATTGCGTGAGAAGCATAAGAAAGAATATATGCGTGAGTATAATAAGAAATATTACCACGCAAACCCAGAGAGGGTGAAAGCGTGGAGAGACAAAAGAATAGAGAGGCGTCGTGAGACAGAGCGTGCTTGGCGTGCTAAAAATAAAGATAGATTAAATCAACGCAAACGAGAACTTTATCACCAGAAAAAACTTGAAAAGGCAGATTGACTTCACTCCAGAAGCGTGGTATGATACATACGATTGTAATGTAATAAATTGAAGGTGTCTCCATATCAAGTTTATTGTGAATACCTTGCTTTGAAATCGCATTTTAGTAATCCAAAATATGATTACTTCAAATATAATAAAAAAGTCCGTGCGTCTGTAACATCGTTTAACCGTCGAACCGATAAATACTGGTTCGAAAAAACAAGTCGAAAGTATAAGGACGAAGAGATTGTTAATTTCTTGGTTGCAAACTTTGTAGAATCTACTAGCGTAAATCAAATATGGATTGGAGAAATTATCAACTCTGGAGAAAGGACTTACGCAGATTGGATGCGGAGACAACAGAGTTTGACTTACTTATTCAAGGAACAAAGCAACGAATTCTTCTTGGAGACCAAATTAGAGGATGCCTTGAATTGTTCCAAAGGGCATCCACCAGTCCTCAAAAAGTTTCTAAGCGGGCAATTGTCGCTAGAAACCTTAACAATCTACGAAAAAATATTCCATTTCTCAAAAGATTTTGATAAGAAATTGCTAGATCCAGTGTGGGAAACCGTAAGTTTAAAAATCAAAAAATATACACCATTCCTAAATACGGATGTATTCCAGTTTAAAAAGATTTTAAGGACAATTATAGATGAGTAACTTTTTTGACTCCAATATTATTCAGGATGAACTGAAAGAAATTAACAAGTTGCAAGAAGAAATTTACGGAAGTATTCTTACTTTTGGTGCAATGTCCCGCGAGACCAAACTGGAACACATTGAAAAACTTGAACTCTTGCTAGAAAAGCAAAGAGTGATGTATACTAGGTTATCTCTTTCAGATGATCCAAAGGCGATTGAAATGAAAGAGAACCTACGCAAATCAGTGGCACTGATGGGATTTCCCCCAGAAACTGATATGAGTATATTATTTGGCAGTATGACTAAAACCATTGAGTCTCTCAAGCAATTCATTGACCGCTGAGGGTATCTTTGCTATAATAATGTCATTTACTAAATAAATATAGTAAAAGACACTAACTAATATGTTTAATAAAATAGAAGGATTTTCTAATTATCTTATTGAAGATACTGGAAAGGTATTTTCTTTATCTAAAAAAGATTATATAAATTCTTATGAAAATAATTGTGGATATAAGTTTGTATCTATTAAAAGTGATGAAGGAAAATGGGTTTCTTCATATATTCATCGTTTAGTAGCAAAATCTTTTTTAGAAAATCCAAACAATTATCCAAATGTTCTTCATTTAGATGATAATCCAAAAAATAATAATATTAATAATTTGAAATGGGGAACTCAATCTGAAAATATTTCTTTGTGCTCCTTACACGGTAGAATATCAAGAAAAAATAAGTACATTAAAAATCCAATTACTTGGAGGTTAAAAGATCCTACTGGAAAAATTCATACTACAACAAACTTAAAACAATTTTGTATTGAAAATAATTTAGATCAAGGTGCCATGACTTCTACATTAAGAGGAAAGTATGGCAGAAAACAGCATAAAGGTTGGACCAGGGCTTGACATCCCTTTATAGGTCTTCTATAATAAAGTTGTCGCAAAACCAAATCCGACAAATCCAATTTATCCAAAGTAATCCAAAATGAGCTTTCAAAATCTTAAAAAACAATCCAAACTCGGTAATCTTACCGCCAAACTTGTTAAGGAAGTTGAGAAGATGAATTCCTCAAGTTCTTCCTCCGATGAACGTGTATGGCGTTTAGAATGTGATAAAGCAGGTAATGGATTCGCTGTTATTCGTTTTCTTCCTGCTCCGAATGGTGAGGACCTACCATTCGTGAAACTCTACAGTCACGCATTTCAAGGTCCTGGCGGATGGTATATAGAATCAAGTTTGACTACTCTGGGTCAGAAGGATCCTGTGTCGGAACTGAACTCTGAACTCTGGAACAACGGCACTGATGCTGGTAAGGAACTTGCCCGCAAGCAGAAGCGTAAACTGACTTATATCTCCAACATTTACGTTGTGAAGGACCCTGCTAATCCCTCCAACGAAGGTAAGGTCTTCCTGTATAAGTTTGGTAAGAAGATCTTTGACAAACTGACTGCTGCAATGCAACCTGAGTTTGAAGATGAGGAAGCAATTGATCCGTTTGATTTCTGGCAAGGTGCTAACTTCAAACTGAAGGCAAAGAACGTTGCTGGTTATCGCAACTATGATTCCAGTGAGTTTGCCGCACAAGGTGCTTTGCTGGACGACGATGATGCAATGGAAGCAATCTGGAAGAAGCAATATTCTCTTGCTGAACTTGTTGCTGCTGATCAGTTCAAGTCTTATGATGAATTGAAGAAGCGTCTTGACTATGTGTTGGGTTCCAAAGGTTCCCGCCGTGTGGATGAAGAAGTTGCTGAAGAAGAGACCTATTCCCGTGGTCCTGCGAAAGATCTTGATGAAGATCTTCGCACCGAACTCAACAATCTTCAACCCACCCGCCGTGCTGCTGCGGTTGAGGAAGATGAGGACGATGATGCGTTGTCGTATTTCGCAAAATTAGCATCTGATGATTGATGTCTAAATATTAATGCTCTAATAAGGTCGCACTTTTAGAGAAGGGTGGAGAAATCCACCCTATTTTATTATAAATACTATTGCGACCTTAATTTAGAAGCAGATGGAATACTACACTTACGCATACTTGCGTGAAGATGGAACTCCTTACTATATTGGGAAAGGAAAGGGTAGAAGAGCATTTTTAAAGCATAGTGGTTTTTATCCACCATCAAAAAAGAGAATTTTATTCTTAAAGAAAAATCTTTCCGAAGAAGAGGCATTTAGACACGAAATTTATATGATTTCAATCTTTGGTAGAAAAGATTTAGGAACAGGTATTCTTCATAACAAAACTGATGGTGGAAAAGGATGCTCTAAAAAAGTAATGACCGAACAAGATATTCAAAACAGAAAAAAAGCAAGACTTGGAAAACCTTTATCCGAATCTCATAAAAGAAAAATTGCAGAAGCAAATAGAGGAACTCCAAAAACTATGACCGAAAAAAGAAAGCAATCGGATATAGAAAAAGGTTTAAGGGCAAGAGGAAAATTAGTTGGAGATAAAAATCCGACTAAAAGACCAGAAGTTAGGAAAAAAATAAGTGATTCTTGTAAGGGAAGAAAACCTTGGAATAATGGTATTCAAAATTCAGATATAATGGGAGGCAAAAATCCAAGAGCGAGAAAACTATGCTATAATGGTGTAGTATATGATTGCATAAAAGATGCTGTAAAAATGACTGGTAGATCAAAATATTATATTTACAAGTATAGTGTTTTTTATGAAAAGTGATTATTATATTCAAAAAGTTCCAAAATCAGAAATAAAAGAATTATTATATAATCATCATTATCTTAAAGATATATCAAAAGATTTCAAAAGCGGATATAATTATTCTTTGTATAAAAAATCTTTTACAGATATAATGAATATTGGCGGATCATTAGGTGCCTGCGTTTTTACAAACTTACCAGTACCAGAAATAGCACAAGGTGCTTTTGGATTAGAACGAAATGAACAACAAGGACTCTTCGAACTCTCAAGACTTTGCATCGAACCTAGTACGCAGTCATGCGAATATAACATCACTTCTTGGTTTGTGTCACGAGCGATTAGACAACTTCGGAAAGATACTGAAGTTAAAGCAATCATTTCTTATGCTGATTCAGATTACCATTCTGGTACAATTTATCGTGCTTGTAACTTTAAGTATGTAGGTCTCACAGACCCTAAAAAAGATTTCTATTATTCAGACGGAACTAAACACTCTCGTGGAAAAGTAAAAGGTGCTGAAGGAGAATGGAAAGACCGCTCCCGCAAGCACCGATATGTGATGATGTTTGATAAGAATCTAGAATTAAAATGGATTTGATGCTTTAGTATTTTCAGTTCTAATCAATCTATTATCTACATACTGCGATGATTTATCATAAGTCATCGCTTTTCTTGTATCATTGATAATTTGTTGTAGATAGATTGGTTTTAAAACATAAATTGTTCTTTTTTCTTCATTTTTAGCAACCTCATATTCATAGTTACTTACGCCAGTTACTGGATTTAATGTTGCTGTTGGAAGACTTGGATTTGGAATTGTAAAGTTGGCATCAACTACTTTACCAGCAGGTAGAATTAGTCTGTTTTGAGAGTCTTTAACTTCGGTAGTTTCATAATGGTGAATTGCATTTAAATCATTACCATACTTTTCATAAGAATAATCATAGATATCTTTACTTGATAGTGGCCATTCATCTCTAATACGAGTAATACCAGCACTTACAATGACTACCCAGTCGTATTGAGTACTTCCATAAAGTTCTTCTGCAACTGTTTCTGGACGAGCGCCATCAACAATTTGGTACTTATCAAAAACTGTAAATACATTTTGTAAATCATCGCGAAGTTTAACTCTACGAAAAAGATTTTTTACAGTTAAATACTGATCTGATGATTTGCTATCAGGTAAGAATGATTGATATTCTAGGTTTGGTAATTCTCTAAAGTAAGTCATTAGTATCCTACTCCATCTCTTCCGATACCAGATTCATAATCTTCTCTGTAAATTGGTGTGAGTTCTTTAAATGTAAGACCCATTCTCATATGTGTTGGTGTTGCATCTGGGTAAGTTGCGTATGTTCCTGATGCAGCATAGTCAACAGACATTCCAATTAATGCACAAACTTTAAAACGATTTAGGAATGGATGGTCTCGATTACCACTTCTGTACGTAATTTTGAAAACGTTTGGTGCTTTTAAGAATAACCCAGCACCAGGTCCAAAGGTAGCACTTCCCTTTTTTGCTGCACTATGATATTTAAATCTTCTGATGATTTGTTTAACCATCTCACTTTCGTCTTTTGACCTAGGAACTAAATCATATGCAAATGAAAATTCTGGTCTAATTGCAATTCCACTAAAAAGAAGTTCTAAATTCTGATTTGCAACAACACCAGATTGTCTTCTTATAAAAGATGAGACATTATCTACTCCTAATAATGCTTGAGCAGCAAAACCAGCAGCACCCGCTGCAATTACATCTTGACCTAATCCAGTTTTAGCAAATTCACCTATATTTGTTGCACCTTTTAGAACTTTATCAATAATATTTTTTGTATTTCCTGTAAAGGCGTCTTTAACTACTGCTGAACCTAGACTACCTGCCGCCGCTTGAATAGGATTTAATGAATCAGAACCCCAGCTTACAGAATTACTATCTTGAAGATTGTCTGGAATAGGAAGAAAAATTGTATCTAAAATATCTTTAACGCCTATATTTGCATAAGTTTGATCTGAAGTATTCAATGCAAAAGAATCTGGTTGGTTGCTAAAACCAGGGGGTTTATATTCCAAAATATCAATCTTTAAATAATCATCAGAATCGGTAATTTTTTTAAGTGGATATCTTAAAGCTGGCTTTGCTTCCATTTATGTTTTCTAATTATTTAGTTCTAATATTACTAAAAGGCAATCTTCTCAAATCTGTAATTTCTTGTTGATAAACTTCATATAAACCACCAGCAACCTCATCCCAAGTATATTGTCTAGATTCTCCCCAGTGAAAATTAATACCTTTGAAACCCCATTTATAAACATCAGTTACAGCTACTAGTGGGTTTTGGTCATACCTTACACCTAGAGTTTTAGCATTATATACAAAAATATAAAACTTTCCTGCAACTGGAGGGTTTCTTGTTTCTGTTAAGATGCTCATTAGTTCAAGCATTAAATCGTCAGCAGACTCTGTTCCGATTAGTTTTTTAACTAATGGAGCGATACGATTTACTTTTCCTCTATCTTTAAGAGACTTTCTAGGCATTATTTATTATTAAAAAAGTTCTTTTTCAGTAATAACTTTAAACTCATACCCCCTATCAGCACACCATTCTCTTGCTGCTTCCCACTTTGATTGATTTTTAGCATACTCATAAACCTCACTGATATACCTTTTAGTTTGTCGTTGAGGTTTGATTGGAGGTAAAGTCTGCTTTTTTGGTTTAATTTCAATCATATACTTTTTGATTGTGCCGTTTGATTCTTTAACTTTGATAAGAAAGTCTGGAAAATATCGATGTATCTTACCGTCTATGGGAGAACGATATGGAATACATTTTTCTTCTGATGCCCATTCAATAATGTTTTCATTTAAGTCACAATAAACGCAGAACTTACGTTCCCATAAGGAACGGTAGATGATATTTGTTGCATCACCTTTATATTTTTGTGGGAATGATGGTTTATATTTTCCTTTATACGACATCTAAATAACTATACTATAAATCTCATATAGGATATTTAGAGTGGTACAACCCCGCAGGATATCTGATTTTAAACCAATAGTTTCAAATCTAGCACAGACTTCGCATTATCAGATTATTTTTGGTGGGTTGCCTACACCTTTAAGAACATATCTGGTCCGTAAAGGAATATCTCCCCTATTTGTCACTGAGAATAGTGGTCTTTTATGTTATTCTGCCGCATTACCAACAACAAGTTTGAGTACGGTATTAATTGATGGTAACTATACTGGGGTTTATGAAAACATTGCTTTTAATCGAGTATACAGCACGATAGCATTAGATTTTTATGTTGACAGTGACTACAAGATTGTAAAATTCTTTGAAGGGTGGATGGAGTTTATCGCAAGTGGTTCTTTTAATAATGAAATAGGTGATAATCAAAGAGTAAATCAAAATAATCAAGGATATTTTGTTAGAATGCAGTACCCTGAAAATTATAAAACAGATTCAACAAGAATTATTAAATTTGATAGGGATTATGATCAGCAAATTGAATATAAATTTATTGGGTTATTTCCATCTGATATAAGTCCAATCTCAGTATCATATGTAAGCTCAGAAATTCTTAAAGTTAGTGTAACTTTTAAATTTGATCGCTATATTGCTGGTAGGTCAAATAGTGTAAATGAATTTAGAGGCGATAATAACAATAATGATGTCACACAATCATCTCCTCCACCACCACAACCAGAAAAACCGATTCTTATTCCAAGATCTCCTGGTTCACTTCCTTCTGGTGGAGTAGAACTCACACCATCAAATCAAACTCTCTACGAATACCTTTACGGAAGGAAATAAATACTTTTAACTGAATTTTTTGGGTTATTATGCCTTTACCAACAATCGCTACACCAACGTATGAGTTGGAAATTCCTTCTATAAAAAAGACAATTAAGTATCGCCCATTTCTTGTAAAAGAAGAAAAGATTCTAGTAATTGCAATGGAAAGTGAAGATCCAAAGCAAATTGCAGAGGCGGTAAAAACAGTCATTTCAAATTGTATTATGTCTAAGGGTATCAAAGTAGATCAATTATCTACTTTTGATATTGAGTATCTTTTTCTAAACATTCGTGGTAAGTCTGTTGGTGAGGATGTTGAAGTTCTAATTACTTGCCCAGATGATGGAGTAACTCAAGTTCCTGTAAGTATCAATTTGGACGACATTAAAGTTATTGTTAAAGAAGAACATGCTCGCGATATTAAACTTGACGCAAAATTAACTCTTCGTATGAGATATCCATCAATGCAAGAGTTTATTAAAACCAACTTTGCTCTGGAATCATCTGTAAGTGTTGATGATACTTTTGATATGATTTGTTCTTGTGTTGAGCAGATTTACAGTGAAGATGAGTCCTGGTCTTCTTCTGATGTGACGAAGAAAGAACTTACTGCATTTATTGAGCAACTAACTTCTTCACAATTCAAAGAGATTGAAAAGTTCTTTGAGACTATGCCCAAACTTTCTCATAAGTTTAAAGTTACAAATCCAAATACTGGTGTTGAAAATGAAGTTGTTCTGGAGGGTTTAACATCTTTTTTCGCCTAGCGATGGCGCATGAAGATCTTGCGTCATACTATAAGACCAACTTTGCTCTCATTCAGCATCATAAATACTCTTTGACGGAACTAGAAAATATGATTCCGTGGGAGAGAGAAGTTTACGTTTCCTTACTACAACAGTACATTGAAGAAGAAAATATGAAGCAAAGCACCAATGGATAACTACAATTCACCTTTAGTTTCTATTCAAGGTCAAATTGATGGTATTCGTTCGGACATTTTTGGACTGAATGCCGGTCTAACAAATATTGGCAGATTGCTTCAAAATGATAGAGTTGCTGAAAGAATTAGATTACGGGAAGAAGAACAGAAAGAAAGAACATTAACCCAACAACAAATTAAAGTTGGTAAGGAAACTGAAATTGAAAGAAGAGTTGCGGAATCAATTGCATCTCCAATTAGAAAAGTTGAAAATAAAATATCAAATACTTTTGGTGGAATTAGTGAAGCATTAAAGGGATTATTTGGTACAATTTCAACACTTGGTATTGTAGGGTTACGTTCCAGTGTTTCTGTACTAGGTAAAACTATTAATGGAACTAAATCTCTAATTGCCAATTCACTTCGTTTAGTAATTGGAGCATTATCATCTCTTGGTTCTGGTTTTGGATTTGTTTTTAGATCTGTTACCGGTCTCACAAAGAAAGTCTCGGACATTATATTCAAACTTGCTTCTTCACCTTTTAAAGCAATTGCAGATGCTTTTAAGTCGGTTTTTAGTTTAGGAGGTGGGGGTGCTGCTAAAGCTGCTGGGGCAGCAGTAGCAGTTAGTGGTGCGGCACTATCTACATTTGGAAAACTTTTAAGAGGTATTTCTGGACCAGCAGCGGCAGTTGGCATAGATATTGCTACTGGAGAAAGTCCTGAGAGAGCAGTTGCTGGCGGTGTCGGAGGCGCTGCCACTGGCGCTTTAACTGGTGCCGCTGCTGGTAGTGTTTTTGGACCTGCTGGGTCTCTTTTTGGTGGTATTGGTGGTTATTTTCTTGGATCTGCTGGCGCTAAATCTGCTTTTGATGCTACTCAAAAAAGTGGAATGACTTTTGCAATGCCTAAAATTGATTTTAATATAGGGCAAACATTTGAACAGTTATCAAAGGGTTCCCAGAATTTTATCAATAATATGGGTGCTTTGATGTCTGGGTCTACCGAATCCACCAAACCAGTTACTACACCAATAAGTAATGTTTCAAAACCTGAGGTTTCCGCACAACCAAAACCTATTCCACTTCAAGTTCAACCATATAATCCACCAACACCTGCAAAAGATTTAACTTTACCAGAACCAAAACCAGATATTGTAATGATGTCTACAGTTTCTGGACAACAAGAACAACAGGCGCCTGTAATGACTTCACCTGAAGACATTCCTTTCATATCTTCTGCAAATCCTGATAATTTTTATGTTCTATATTCACAACTCAATTATAATGTGGTAATGTAAGATGGCAATAAATCCACTAGTTCCTATTTCAAAAACACTTGGAGTTGTAAAATATACTGCTGGATTAACTCAAAGAACTTTACGTGGAATGTCTGGTATTTTGTCTGAAAAAGACAGAGATAGAAAAACTATATCATCAAGTATTAAAATTTTAAAACAAAGAAGAATTCAAGATACTAAAAGAAAAAATACACAAGAGATAATTTCGGCACCTACTGTTGTTACCAGGTATAGAGGTCCAGCATTACTTGCACAAAGAAGCGATAATACTAGTTTTACAAGTCGTATTATGGGTTTTCTTGGTTACCTTGCTGCTGGATGGGCACTTAGAAATTTACCAACCTGGGTTGCAATTGGTGATCAACTTATAAGAAGAATTGGAGAAACTGGATCAGTAATGACTAAATTTGGATCAACTATTCAAAATTTTATTTTTGACATTGGTGGTTTGTTCAATGCTGCTTTTTCAAATCTTAAGCAATTTGATTTCACTGATAGTTCTGGAAGATTGAAATCTTCATTAGATGATCTTTCTGGAACCATTATGACGATGGGTAATCAGTTAGAGGAAGCTCTTTCAATTTTAACCAAACCATTTCTCGATATTCCACCAATAGGATCTCGTTCACAAAAACCAAGTGCTTATGATAAAAAACCCGAACAACCTACTCCTCCTGGTGGGCAACCAACTGGTGGTGGACCAGATTTTTGGATACTTTCATTAATTTCACATTATGAAAGCTTAAATCCACAAGGTGCTGCTGATGTAGCACAATCAATTTATAATAGAATGGGATATAGTGGGAGAACTGCAAGACAAGAAATTTTGGCGAAGGGACAATATGAACCAGTAACGAAATTTGGTGGATATTCTGCTTGGAATAAAGTTGTAGATAGAGAAACTGCAATTGCTCATATTAAAAAATATCCAGGTAATGGCACAAGTGTTAGTGGTTTAGATAAAGTTACTTCTGCTTTGACTAATAAATCAATACAACAAAGTGCTTCAAAGTTTATTGGTAATAGACCAGACTTCAGAAGTCAAGGGCATGAAAGAAAATATAATGATATGACTAATGATATTACAAGAAATGGGCAAACGTTTGGTTTTAATAGAGGTAGTTCTTATGTAGGAAAAAGCACTAGTGCTGCTAATGTTCCAGATTTTGGATTAAATCCACCAGTAGCAAAACCCAAACCAACAACTCCTGGAAAAATCCCAACATCGGTAATTGATGAAATTAATGTTGCTGGACCATCCGGAGGCACTCGTAGAGTTGGTAGAAGTGGTGGAAGAGGGGAATATCTTGCAAGGGGTGGAAGGCACAAAGGTATTGATATTGGAACATCAGGTCAAAAAGGTTATTATGTATCACTTGGACAAACTGGGAAAGTTACTTATTCTGGTTGGAATGATGGTGGTTATGGTTACTTGGTAATTATTCGTTCAGGAAATCTTGAATTCTTTTTTGCACATTTGGCAAAAATATCAGTTAAGAATGGTGCTCCATATAATGGAGAAACGATAGGTGAAATTGGAAACACAGGTCGTTCTAGTGGTATTCATCTTCATTTTGAAGTTAGAATTGATGGTGGTGGTCCAATTAATCCAGAACCTTACTTGAAATTTCTTTCGATTGGTACACAATTTACTGCAATTTCTGGCAAACCAACCCAACCACCACAACCATTAACTCCTCTTGTAGGATCCGATTCAACAACAGTTAGAATTGGTAATGAAGAAATTCAAATTGATTCTGCATCGATTACAACTTTTAGTAAACTTCTAGAAAACTTAACAACTGAACAGAAAGGTAGAAAAGTTGTAGTGATTGATGATAGAAAACCATCGTCTCCACCAATGATATTTTCTGCTGGTGGTGGTGATATACTTTCTTCTGGTGTGAGTGAATTTACTTTGGTAAATAACTTTATGAAGAATAAACTTCTCTTAGATTTAACTTACCTATAATGTCTATTCAAAGGTCTATATTTGAAGAACTTATATTACAATCAAACGACGGTAAAAGAACAGTTGATATCAAAACTGGTGCGATTTCTATCGACTATTATGAGGACATTTTCTCACCGACAATTACTGCAAGAATTCAAGTTGTAAATGATGGTAATACGATTCCATCAGCAAAAAATCCAGATGGTGAAAGACAATCAATCTATAATGGTTTACCACTAAGAGGTGGTGAAAGAGTATCTCTTAAGATTGCAGGTAATTCGACAACCAATCCTGGTTTAAATTTCTCAAATAGACCATCTGATTATCTCTATGTTTCAAGTATTACTGATGTAATTTCACAATCACTTAGAGAAACTTTTACTCTACATCTAGTTTCAAGAGAAGCAATTACAAATGAAACATCCAGAGTATCAAAAAAATATCCAACGAGTTTATCTATCGATCAATCTGTAAATAAGATTCTTACAGATTATCTCAAAGCAAATAATGTAGGAACATTGGATAAGGCATCAAATAAGTATGGTTTTATTGGCAATATGAGAAAACCATTTACTGTTTTAGTATGGTTGGCATCAAAAGCAGTTCCAGAATCTTCAGGTGATGCAACTGCTGGTTTTGTATTTTATCAAACTCGTGATGGATTTCAATTTAGAGCAATTGATTCATTACTAGACCCAAAAAAGAATCCAAAGAAAGCAGTCTATACTTATTATCAAACGATGGTAAGTTATGATAATGATGGTAAGAAAGTAAATAATGACTTTAAGATTCTTAAGTATCTTACAGACAAAAATCAAAATCTAGTAGAGAAATTGCGACTTGGAACATATGCAAGTCACAGAATGTTTTTCAATCCTTATGACTTCAAGTTTTCAAAGTATGAAGAAGGATTGTTTAGACAAAATGACTATATTAATAAGTCGCAAAACCTTGGTGAAGATTTAAAATTACCACCACTTGGTGATGGAACTGATAGAACTCTTGGTGATGTTCCATCTAGAATTATTACTGCAATTTATGACGTTGGAACTTTAGAAAAAGGTGTTTCAACTTCAATTAACTCAGACCAAAAGAAATATCAATCACAATCTTTAATGCGATACAATACATTAGTTACACAAACTCTTAGTATTACAGTTCCATCTAATACTAATTTGAGAGCAGGTGATTTAATTGAATGTAGATTTCCTAAGATTTCTAGATCTGATACAACAGAATATGACACCGAAACGAGCGGTCTATATATGATAAAGGAATTGTGTCATCATTTTGATGTTGAGCGTTCTTATACATCGATGAAATTAGTCAGGGATACTTTCGGAATTAATAAAGCAGCATAAATGTTAGATCAATCATTACTTAAAAGTCATTTTATTGGTAGAGATGGATTCCGTTGGTGGATAGGGCAAATTGCCCCCATCGATGCTTGGAAACAGCAAGTTGAAGGTGGTGGGTGGTCATATCGATATAAGGTTAGAATACTTGGTTACCATCCTTATAGTGTTGCGGAACTTTCAAATGAGGATCTACCCTGGGCACAGGCACTTCTTCCCACCACTGCTGGAACTGGTTCTGCAAACTGTACAACGGGAGTCCAACTTCAACCAGGTGATGTCGTTGTTGGTTTCTTTTTAGATGGTGATGATGCCCAGATACCAGTTATTCTTGCAGCGTTTGCAAATACGACTCAAAGACCAGATACTCTATATACTTCGCCATTTGTTCCTTTTACTGGGTTTAATGAATTTATTGAAAAGAATAACAAAACAACTCCAAGTCAAGCATCTCAACCAACATCAGATGCTCAACGTTCACCTGCAGATTTAACAGACGAGCAAGCGAAGAAGTTATCTCAACAAGTTGGTCAACAAGTTGTTCCAACTAACTCTGCAATTGGGGATGTTGTTCATTTAGCAAATACAGTTAGAAATAAACAGATTGATAAAATTCAAGGAACAGTAAGGAATCTTCTGAAAAAAATTGGAAAATTTCAAGGTGATGCCGATAAAATTAAAGATGAGATTGATAAGGTAGTTGATAAGATAGTATCTTATTGTAATGAATTTATTGGTGGTCTTTTCGATTCTTTGACTGTAAAACTTCTTGAGATTTTAAAAAAAGGTTTGAATTTATTATACAAATTGGTTTATGCTCAGGTTTTGGCAGCAACTGGTAATCCAGCAGCAGCACACCTTGCTGGAGTTGCGGCACAGCAAGCAATGGTGATTCCAGTAAAGAAACTTGAAGAAGCGTTTAGTTGTATTGCTGGTTCAGTGATTGATAACTTAAAGTCTGCTGTTGCTGACATTTTGAACTCTGTTGTATCGAATGTTGATCGATTTGTGACTTGTGCAGCAGAACAATTTACTGGTTCTCTATTAAACACAATCATCGATACAATTGAGGTATTTGTTGAGGGACCTCTAGAAGGAGTTCAAAAACTATTACAATTCTTCTCCGACTTTAATGTTGGAAATATGCTGAGAGATGGTATAGGATTGCTTACAGATCTTGGAGTTACATTTGCTTGTAATCAAAATACTGATAACTTTAGGGGACTTGTAAATAATTGGGTTCTTGGTTATGGACCTGCTTCTGATTCAAAGGCAGCATATGACATTGTTCAAGAAATGACAAATTACATAGCATCTGGTCAAGCTTTGAATAACATTGTCGAATGCTTCACTGACGCATTAGACTTTGCAAGTCCACCAACGATTAATATTTTTGGTGGTTTGGGTTCTGGTGCAACAGCAGTTCCAATTTTTGGTAATGTGACTACAGATTCTTCAGGAAACACTACAGCAAGTGTAATTGGTGTTCAAGTTACAAACCCTGGTTCTGGATATAAATACCCACCTTTCATTGAAATTGTAGATGATGCAGACCAAGGATATGGTGCAGTAGCCAGGACAAAAATTAAAAATGGTCAAGTAAGTTCCATTTATATGGTATCAGAGGGTGAAAATTACTCTGTTGGTGATATTTCGCAATACTCAGTTCTAGATGTTTTTGTTGAAAATGGTGGTGGTGGATATGAAGACGCAATTGTAACTGATAACCTTGGCAACACTTACAATTCCCAAATTGTTGATGGTCGTATCTATCAGGTTGAACCTCTAAATAATGTTGTGGATTCTTTTCCAACTCTCAAAGTTACATCCAATACAGGAACAGGGGCAATTCTTAGACCACTACTTGGCGATCCGAAGTTTACTGGTGAAGTAGAAACAGTTGTAAATTGTGTAGTGTAAAATGGCAGCAAGAAAGAAAAACTTATACAAGAGACAACTAATTAGTTTTAATCCAAACTTCAGGATTGATACTGCAAATCCTGAAATGGGTGGATCGGGAACAGATGTTTATAAGATTTATGGCGTAACTGATAATGGAGATAATCAATCATCAATCAGTCTAAGTAGTGGTGGTTTATTTTCGATCTACAATGATCATACAATTCAAATATCTGGTGGAACTAATAATGAAAAAGGTAGAGAAGATGTAGTTATCATCGGTAAAAATGGAAATGTTTCAGTCTCTGCTGACGGAACAGTTCGCATTTATGCCACAAACATTATGCTTGAGGCAGAAGAAGATATTCATTTGAAGGCAGGTAGAAATATTAATTTGAAAGCAGGTTCTGGCAGATTAATGCTAGATGGAAAAAGAGTAGATGTTAAAGGTATGAGTGGCAATTTAATTTCTTTACTTGGAATGGATTTTACTAAAAAAGTTTTCGAAGGTAGTTTTGTTGGTATTGATGCAATTGATGGTCTGGTTGGGGATATTGTTGGTAGTGTAGTTAATAACTTAGTTGGTGGTTAAAATGGCAGAAATTAAGTATTATGGTTTAGAGTCTCATTTTAACGAGAATGTGACTTTTTATAAGGACGTCAATATTCAGGGCAATTTAAATTACGATTCTTTAACTGTTAGAAATCTTACTGTTAATGAGAAATCAATTCTTGGAACAGTTAAAGTATCTTCGGGCATTGTAACGGCAACTTCTGGTATTACAACTTATTATGGTGATGCTGCTAATATGACTGTTAATGGGTCAACTTTGGCATCTGCAATTACTGGAATAGGTGCCATTGTTCCATCTGGGGTAATTGTAATGTGGTCTGGAACCATTACAAATATCCCAACAGGATGGGCACTTTGCAATGGTTCTAATGGAACACCAGACTTAAGAAGTAAATTTATTGTAGGTGCAACCAGTGATGCTTCTACTGGAGTCACATTTAATGCTGATACTGGTGCTGTAAGTGGAGCATATGCGCCTGGAAATACTGGTGGTTCAGTTGCACATCAATTGACAACTGCTGAAATGCCCGCACACACACATACTACAGAAAGCAATAATGCAACTGGTGGTAATTATAGTGGTGGTGGAAATAGTAGTAATTTAGGTCCTTATTATTCAACAACCACTGGTTCTGCGGGCGCAAGTGATTTTCATGAAAACCGACCTCCATACTATGCTCTAGCATTTATCATGAAAACCTAACCACTTTTAAAATTGGCACACTTGACACCCCCACCCATCTGCCCTATAATATGGGGGTAATCAACGGAACACCACATGACCGCCGCACAAGAGATCGTCCAAGGCATTGTGATTGATATCTGCACCCGCACCTTTCTTCTTCTCAGCGATCACGGCAGCGAGCGTCGAGTGGAGTGTGATACTGTTGAAGAGTTTATGAACGTACTGGAAGTTGTCACCGCACAACTTGATCCTGAGCAGATTGAGTATGCTGATCTTGCGATTTACGGCGAGTGATGCGATAATATAAATATCGAAAAGAAACGAATGGAAGTTTTTACGGTGGAAGAGTTTCAAGAAAAGTTTGATGAACTTATGGAACGAGTTGAAAATGGTGAAAGTTTAGGTATAATCAATGAGAATGGACAGGCAGCGGTTATGATACCTGCTGATGATGACTTTGTACGAATACACACTGAGTGTAATAACGAAGCATCATGAACGCACGGGGGTATAGCTTAATGGTTAGAGCGGGCTCCTTATAAGGGCTTAGTCTGGGTTCAACTCCCAGTATCCCCATTCGCTATTCGCAAATAGCGAATGCTCGTTTAGCAATCTGGGAATGCAATCGTCTCATAAACGATAGAAGGTCGGATCGTAACCGACAACGAGCACTTGACTATTATGATTCTTTGAGTTATAATGGTCTCATACACGCCCGTGTAGCCCAGCGGAAGAGGCAAGAGACTTATGTAAAATTGAGCCTCATTTGGGAAACCTTATGAGTGTAATTCCTCAAATTCGGTGAAACCTGTAAAATGGCAATACCGAGCCAAGCATCGCAAGATGAAGGTGTAGAGACTAGACGGGGAACACCTAAACCGAAAGGTATGGTGAAGGTATAGTCCAGACCACAAACTGAAAAGGCAACGAAAGTTGTAGTGGTAAGAAAATCTCTCAAGCGGTGGTTCGAATCCACTCACGGGTATTAAAAATAAATATAAGATATTAGGCACACCCCTATGTCTTATCGTATCGATCACGCATACTGCTGGTACAATAATGGCAGTATGATTGTGAAGATGTATTTTATCAATCATATTCCCTTCACGTTCGATGAACTTCCAGACGGGCACTTATACGATCAAGACCTTTGTAGATTAGCAGACAAAGAGAGAACCTTTGAACCAGAAGACTTATATAAAACCTCATTCTATCTTATAGACGAAGAGGCACATCCATGCTTCTTTCCAGTGGACTTAGAAAACCCTGAAGACCTTCCAGATGACCTCGAATTTGAATATGATGGGGAAGATTTGACTTGATAAATAAAGAATAGAAATAATCTAGAAGAAGTAATACGATGCCTCTTAACAAACTTGATAATTTCATAAAGAATACCGAAGGTCGCATTCTTTATGTAAATCCAAATGACCTAGATTCGACTGATTCTATTGAAAATGAAGGTAATTCTCTTGCTCGCCCATTCAAAACAGTTCAAAGAGCACTGTTAGAGTCGGCAAGATTTTCTTATGTAAAAGGAAACAATAACGACTTAGTAGAAAAAACTACAATTCTACTATTTCCTGGCGAACATTTAATTGATAATAGACCTGGTTATGCAATTTATGATAATGGTGGAGATGCTTATGCAGTTTCTAGAGCAGGTGGCATAGGGGTTTCAGCGTCTTCAGTATTATCTTTAGGTCTTGATTCCAATTTTGACTTAACACAAGAAGATAATATTCTCTATAAGTTTAATAGTTATTATGGTGGAGTTATTATTCCAAGAGGCACCTCAATTGTTGGTCTCGATTTAAGAAAGACTAAAATTCGTCCAAAGTATGTTCCCAATCCAACTGATTCGGCAGTAACAAAATCAGCAATCTTTAGAATCACGGGTGCTTGCTATTTCTGGCAATTTTCTCTATTTGATGGTGACGAAACTGGTTTGGTTTATACAAATCCAGATAATTTTGGTGCGACTTATCAATCAACTCCATCATTCTCTCACCACAAACTGACTTGTTTTGAATTTGCAGATGGTGTAAACAATATTGGGTCTTATGGTCTTACAGACCTTGATATGTATTATAGTAAGGTATCTAATGCTTATAATTCAGTTCGTGATATTGATCAAAAGTTCCCAACAAATGAACTAGGATTTGCTAAGCAACGCTCGGAGTGGGAAATTGTTGGGGCATTTGCTAGCGATCCTATAACTGTTTCATCTATCATTTCTGGTAACGGATCCGTTGCAAGTTCTATTGTTACAGTTATAACTACTTCGGAGCATGGGTTAAATGCTGGTACACCAATTAAAATTAAAGGTGTATCAGGTTCTGGAGTAACGTCACCTTATAATATTTCTACCAAAGTTCAGAATGTTTTAAGTAGCACTCAGTTTACTTATTTACTACCTGGACTTGCTTCTTATCCAAACATCAATCCAAGTCCAAGTGCTGGATCGGCAACAGTAACAATTGAGACTGATACTGTTTCTGGTGCATCTCCATATATCTTTAATATCTCTATGCGTTCCGTATGGGGTATGAACGGTCTTCATGCTGATGGTAGCAAAGCATCTGGTTTCCGAAGCACCGTTGTTGCTCAGTTTACTGCAGTATCTCTACAAAAAGATGATCGTGCTTTTGTAAAATATAACAAGTCTTCAAGAACTTATCAGGGAGTTAATATAACTCCAGTTTATGGTGCATCACTTCCAGAAGGTGCTTCACAAACAAATTCAGATCAAATTTACCATTTAGATCCTGATGCAGTTTATCGTCAGGGTTGGGAAACAAGTCATGTTAAAATTTCCAATGATGCGTTTATTCAAATCGTTTCTGTATTTGCGATTGGATTTAATAAACATTTTGATGCCGAGTCTGGTGGTGATGGTTCAATCACCAACTCTAACTCAAACTTTGGTCAAATTTCTCTAAACTCTTCTGGATTTAAAAGAGAGGCATTTAATAAAGACAATAATGCCTTCATTACCTCAATTATTCCCCCAAGAGCAGTTGATACTACTCAAGAAGACACAATAGAGTGGTTATCTCTGAATGTCGGATTGACAACTCAGGTTGGCATTTCAAGTCATCTTTATCTTTATGGGTTTACATCTGCAGACTCTGCACCATCTTCACTTACACAAGGATATCGAATTGGTGCAAGACTAAATGATAATCTATATTTGGTGGGTGCTGGTGCAACTTACTCAGCGTCTATCTATATGTGCGATAATTTAATCAGCACTAGTGGACTTACTACAGCATTGGGAACAACAAGTTCCGTCAAGTCTTATGATGTAACTTCTGGTCCAACATCAAATTCATTTACAATTGGAGCAAATAAACTTTTAACGGGTGAAAAAGTTATAATTATTAGTGATGATGGAGATCTTCCAGAAAATATTGAAGCTCACCAAATTTATTATGCAATTAACAACGGCGACAACAATACGGTTAAGTTGGCATCATCATATACAAATGCAACTCAATCACAAGCAATTACAGTTTATGGTGGAACTAATCTTCATATTTTAAGTCGAGTTTCTGATAGAAACTCTGGAGAACTTGGTTCACCAATTCAATTTGATGCCCAAAATAATAATTGGTTTATTCATGTTAATGCAGGTAACGGCATCTACAATGCATTTGCATCAGGTGGCACGGCGACATATGGAACCACGACTGACCTTGCTTATGTAAATCGTATTTCTGATGAAAGAAGTCTTGATGAAAAACTGTATAAGTTTAGAGTTGTTATACCAAAAGAACTTGCAAACGCAAAAGATCCTGAAAATGGATTTGTAATTCAAACTTCAAGTTCAACTGGATCTAGAGATAATTTTGATTTTACAAGACCTAGTATTACTAGTGCTGATTATGGATACAATAAGAACCCAAGATTCATTAGCAATTGCTCAGTAAGTTCTAATCGTGTTACAGTCACATCCGAACTTCCACATAACTTACAAACTGGTGACATCGTTGCTATTAGAAAAGTAACAAGCACTGATAATTCAATTGGCGAAGATAATGTTGGATATAATGGTATTTTTGAAGTTGTAGTTACAGATGATGTAACATTCAACTATTCAACTACCGATATTTTTGATGTTGCACATACTCCAGGAACATTTACAAACAATGTAAATGTAAGAGATATGAATCTTCCAAGATTTGAAAGAAATGACCTTAAAGGAAATCTCTATATTTACAGAAATGAAGTTATTTCTCCATACATCTATAACACTCAGGATGGTATCTATCATCTCTATGTTCTGAATGCAAGTAATACGATTCCTATAGAGTTTACAAATCTAGAGTATAGTCAGCTTCCAGTAGATCTTTATCCACAACTGGATAGAGATAATGCAAATGATAACCCATTTGCTGCAAAATCGTTCGCTAAGCGTTTTCCAATTGGTGATGTTGTAACAAACGATCTTAAGAGGAGTATTACTAGAGAATCTGCCGACTTATTGCTCAAGGATGTTGGTATTGGTTTAACTATTTCTTCAGTCTTATCACCATCAACATCTGGTATTGCAACAATTACCTTTGGTAGGAATCATGGTCTTGCTGGTATTGTAACTTATAGCACTCTTACCGGTGGTTCTGGGCACACTAGCGGAACATTCTATAATGTTAAATTATACAATGAAGTAGGTCTATCTAACTGGGATGGTGCAACTGCTAAGGTTGTAGTATCTGCTAGTGGTGTTGTTGTTGGTGTTGATATTCAGGCAGGTGGTTCTGGATATACCAATGATGAAACACTCTATTTTGATACTGCGAAGATTGGTGGAACCGCAAATGCTTATGTTACAATTGCAACCGCTGGTATTTCTACAAATATCGGTGATGTTGTTCAGTTCACTGGGGCTGGAACAACTGCTGACGGATACTACCGCATCACTTCAGTTTCTGCAAAGAATCAAATTGCAATTGCTAAGACTGCTGGAGACCCAACAATCCTATCAAGTCAATATGCCTTTGTAGTTGGTCCTTCATCTAGAATTACTGGAACGACTTATAGTTCTACAACAGGTATTACCACATTCACAACTTCTTCTTCTCACGGACTGGTTTCTGGTAATAAGTTTAGAGTTATTGATTCGAGCAATAACAATCTAGGAGACTATCTAGTTCTGGAAAGAACCAATGTAACACAATTTACTGCAATTACGAACAAATCTATTTCAGCAACAGATGGATTTATTCTCAAGCACGGTCTTTCGGCAAATGATGCAATTTCTGATGCTGGTGGAGAAAGTATTGGAACAAGAACAGTTCCTTTCTATAATAATGAAATCTTTACATTAACTTCTGCAATTACCAATGAAACTACACTCAATATTAGCGCAATTGGTCCAATAACAAATCGTATTCCTCTTGGTTCATATATTCAAGTAGACAATGAAATTATGAGGGTGACAAGTAGTGCAAATACTACTCAAATCAATGTCATTCGCGGTGCTTTTGGAACTCGTCAAGAAAATCATGATGCCAATTCACTTATTCGTAAGATTAACCCAATTGCCATAGAATTCCGCAGACCATCCATTCTAAGAGCATCTGGACATACTTTTGAATATCTTGGTTATGGTCCTGGAAACTACTCAACTGGTCTGCCACAAGTTCAAGTTAAGACTCTTACTGAAAGAGAGGACTTCTTATCACAGTCTCAGGAGCGCTCTTGTGGCGTTGTTGTTTACACTGCTATGAACAGCAATGGTGATGTTTTTAATGGCAATACAAAGACTTCTGCGACCAGTGGAGAGACTATTTCATACGATATTCCAACACCTACTGTTACAGGTCAAGATGTATCCAGATTAAGTGCTGTATTTGATGAGGTTACTATCAAAGAAAGACTTCTTGTTGAAGGAGGTGATTCGGGTCAAGTATTATCTCAGTTTGATGGTCCAGTTAATTTCAATAAAGACCTTAGAATTAGAGCTCAATCCACGTTTAGCAATACTGTAAGATTAACCCAAGGAACTCAGTCAACTTCTACAACAACTGGAGATTTGATTGTTTCTGGTGGTGTTGGTATTGGCAACAATCTAAATGTTGGTGGAACCTTAGGAGTTACTGGTGCTACTACGCTTTCAAGCACATTAGGAGTTACTGGAAACACAACTCTAACAGGAATTCTAACAATTAATGGTGGAAGTGGTGGAACAGCACTACGATTGAATAATGGTGGTGATATTGTTCTTTACAACGCAGCAAATACTGGTCTTACATCTATTTTCTGCGATACAGATAATGAGTTAAAAACTAACGGTAATGTTCTTATTGGCGGAGCACTGAATGTTGTCGGTGATATCACAGCATTCTATACTTCCGACCAAAGACTAAAAGATAATATTGTTGCGATTGAGGACCCACTTGCTAAAGTTCTCTCAATCAGTGGTAACACTTATACTTGGAATGAGAAGTCTGGTAAAGAAGGTAATGATGTTGGTGTAATCGCACAAGAAATCCTTGAGGTTCTTCCAGAAGCAGTTACAACTAGAGATAATGGATACCTTGCAGTTGACTATCATAAGATTGTTCCACTGTTGGTTGAGGCAATTAAAGAACTTTCTGCGAAGGTTGAAAACCTTGAGCAGAAACTTACAGATAAATAACTAGAAACCATATAAGATGGCAAATTATAGAAAGTCATTTAACCTTAGGAATGGTGTTCAGGTTGACGATGATAACTTTATCGTAAACGCTAATGGTCTGGTGGGAATTGGAACTTCAATTCCCACTGAGTTCTTGGATGTTCGAGGTAATGTTAAAGTTGTTGGATTAGTTACTGCTTCAAGGGTAAGTACTCCTAATTTGCAGGTTACTGGAGTTGGAACATTTACAACTTTAACAGACGGAACTGTTAGAATTAGTTCTGGTATTGTAACGGCATCTTCTGGAATTGTAACTTACTATGGTGATGGTAAAGGGCTAACTAATATTCCAACTTCACAATGGGTTGATGTAAATACTGGAACTGGATATTCGAGCATATATGCTGCCGGAACGGTCGGTATTGCTAATACAATGCCCAATTATTTCCTTCAAGTGGGAGGAAATCCGGACACAGTATCTGGTGTAGGTATTAACTCTACTGGCGATATCAAATTAACGGGAATTATAACTGCTTCTTCTTTTGTTGGTTCTGGTATTGGAATTACTCAAATTAATGCTTCGAATATTTCTTCAGGAACTTTATCAAACTCAATACTTCCATCAAATATCAATGTTTCTGGAGTCATAACCGCGACTTCTGGATTTAGTGGTAATGTCGTAGGCAATGTAACTGGCACTGCAACTACTGCACAATCACTCACAGGAACTCCAAATATTACTGTTGGTGTTGTAACTGCAACGAAGATTATTGCTGATAGTATTGAAGTTAATGCATTTCCATCAGGTATCACAACAATTTCCAAGTTACTTCATGTTGGAACTGGTGGAACTGCATTTGCCGCATTAGAATCTGGAAGAATTGGTGTTGGAACCGCAGCACCAACATCAGAACTTCAAATCAGAAAATCTGATAATACTCTTGTAGAAGTTATTAGTGATACTTCACAAGCAAGAATTAGCATTGGTCAATCTGTTGGTGTTGGTAAAAGTACCGCAGTATTGAGATTTGGAAATGAATCAAAGACTTTTGATATTGTTAATAATGACACTGGAAATATTAATACATATCTACACGCTGGTCCTGCTGGCGTAGGAACTGGTAGATTTGCTTGGTTGTATGGTCAGTCAAATGCCGAACTAGTTTCACTAACTTATAATGGCAATTTTGGCATAGGAATTACAAATCCAACAAACAAGCTGCACGTTGTTGGTACATCTACTGTTACAGGTAACGCTAATTTTGGAAGTAATGTAACTATTAATGGAAACTTAACTGCTGGAAGTCTTACTTTACCACCAGTTTTAACAAACGTAAACTTAAATAATTCCTCAGGAATTTCTACATTTAATGACATAAAATCATCTCGAATTTTATCTATAGTACAAATTGGGATTAATACCGCAAACCCATTAGCAGAAATTGATGCCAGAGATGGTACATTACTAGTAAATCGTATTGGAATAGGAACAACTGTTGCAAATGTTCAACTAGATGTGCAAGGTGGTACATTATTAGTGGATTCTGTTGGGGTAGGTACAACTTCAATTTATGTTGATCCATTGTCAAGTTTTTCATCTGGAGTTCAATTTTGGGATAAGTTTATTTCAGTTTATGGTGGTGGAATTTCTCTATATGGAGATAGTACTATTGGATTTAATACAGATTTTTCAAGATCGATTTTGGATTTTGGTCGAGTAGGTTCTGCCGCGACCGTAAGTGGTTACTTTATAGTACCAACAATAACAACTGCAAATAGAAATCAATTATCTAACAATACTGGTATTGGTGGTACTATTGAGGGTGCAATTATATACAATTCAACTACAAAAAAACACCAAGGATATGGAAGTACTGATAATGGAGTTACATTTGGTTGGCAAAATTTATATTGAGGATAAAAAATGACAGCAACAGTAACAAAAGCAGGACCCTATTATTCCTCAGGTTCTATTTCCTTCAGTTCTTTAAGATTAAATTTCAAGGAATCTGCTTCCGGTTCTATTAGTGCATCAGAATTGAGAAAAAATACATCTACAACGAATACAAATCCAATTGTTCCTGATGCTACAGAAAATTCTGATATTTCATCAAGTACAAATTTAAAATTATCACAATTTCGTAATAGTATTAAGTATTATTATATCACACAAACTGGAACTGATATTAATTTTAATATTAGTGCTCAAACTTGGAATAGTAATTTGAATAAAAATATTAGAAAATGGATATTTATGAATGGAACATGTGGATCTAATTCAATATCTTTGTATGCTGCTTCTTTTGATGCAACTACTTATAATTTGACTGTTGATGTTTCTGGTGGAATTTATGGGGCAGGTGGATCTAATGGAACTTCTACTACCATTAGTGGTGGTAATGGTGGGAATGCTCTTTATATTAATTCTTCTGGTGGAAATAATATAGTTTTATTTTTAAGAAATACCGCAAATATTTACGGTGGTGGAGGCGGTGGAGAAAAGGGTTCAACTGGTTCATCTGGATCTTCTGGAACTTGTTATAGTTACAGTACAGCTACGCAAAGATATACAACAGGTAATAGGTGTAGAAGTTGCCCCGATTGTGATCCTGGATGGTATCGTATTGATTGTTATCAAAGGGAAGGTCGATGTGATTGGAGAGGTCAATTTAGAAAATCTCTATGTGAAAGAGTTATTACAGTAACAACTCCTTATGCAGTTGGAGGCGCTCCAGGTGGTGCAGGAGGAGATGGTGGATTTGGTCAAGGATATAATCAGGCAAGAACTAATGGGGCAGGAGGGGCAGGAGGAACTCAAGGTGGATGTCCTTCTTATGGTGGTACAGGAAATACTGGAGAGACTGGTGGTAATGGTGGAGACTGGGGATCACCTGGAGGAGTCACCACAAATTCAGGATCAGGTGGAACAGCAGGAAGAGCAGTTTCTGGTTCTAACTACACTGTGACAGGATCAATAAATAGTAGCACTATCAGGGGTTTATACCAATAATAAATACCTTCAAGAATTAAATTATGTTATGACCATGGAAAATAAAAAATATCCATCATTACTACAGCAAGGAAAAAATCTAGCAAAATTTTCTCTCAATTTTCTTCAGTATTTGCAAAATAATGATAATGAAGAAAATAAAACCCTTATTGCCTCTGATAATATTTACAATAAAAGAATAGAAACTTGTAAAGGATGTGATAGATACGACAATTCTCAAAATCGTTGTTACGAATGTGGTTGTTTTTTATCAGTAAAGGCAAAATTTGTTCTAGAAAGTTGCCCATTAAATAAATGGAGTTTTGATGACAAAGAATGGGAAGAAGTTTTTAACAATATTCTAAATGATATGGATGAAAAAAAAGATGACAAATAATAATCCAGAGATAATAGGTATTTTTAGTGTTCCAATTTTCCATATTATTTGCGAAAATTGGAAGAGTAAAAAGGAAAAATTAAATGAATTAATGAAATCATATGAATTTGAATCTTCTGCAAATGTTATGACAACTTATTGTGAAAACAACAATTATGGTTTAAATGGAAAATTAAACAAAGATATAGAAAATATTTTCTCAGAAGAACTAAAAATTTATCAAAGTAATTTTAGTTTTCCATCTTTTTCAGTAGAAAATAGTTGGTTTCAAATAGAAAAAACAGGAATGAACCATAATATTCATAATCATGGAATAGGAGTTAGTGGTATATGCTACTTAGATTATAATGAAAATTATCATAAACCTGTAAATTTTGTATCTCCACATGTTGATGTTTTTGATGGTTCTTTAGAAATTGTATCTCTAAGGGATATAAAAGAAGGATCTTTAATTTTATTTCCATCAATGATATCCCATTTTACGCATAGAAATACGTCAGAACATGAAAGAAAAATAGTATCTTTTAATATTAATATTTTACCACGTTAAAAAATATTTCTACAAAAAGGATATTGCCACTCAGAGTCTATTCTGTAACAGAAAAATACTTGAGTTAAACGCTCTTTAGTGCCAAAAGTTTGTGCTGCATGATGATTATTTCCCCCAAATAGAATGCAACGATTATAAAGATTTTCTATTTTAACTGTTTCATCATAACCTTCAAAAGTTTTTTTATGTACTTCTGAATATTTTTCATCATCTATATTGGATTTTTTTAAGTAATCATTTCTCATTACCATAGAATCTTCCATTTCATATCTAAAATATGTATTTTTTTCGGTGTAAATAGAAGTTCCTGTATCTTTTTCTGGATTTTCTGTCAAATAAATCAATCCACCAAATAAACAACCATCATTGTGTATCCATCCCATATTTTTTGGATGATATTTTTCTTCATGTCTTGGTGATACTTTTTGAAAGCAAGACACTATATCAAATCCTATTCGATATTCTGGTGGATAAAATAAACTCAAAATACTTTTAGAAAAGAATAAAAATAATTTTTCATCAATATCATCTAAGTTTTTAATACTTCTTTCTCCAGGCCAAGATCCCTTTTCACTTGGCATATATTCTTGCTCCAAAGCTATTTGTCTAACTTCATCTGGGTTTGAATAAAAATTATCGATGATCGTTATTGGAAATAAATTATTTTGCATTGGAGTTGATAAATCTTGGATTTTTTACATTATACCACAAAGTTGACATACCCATAAAATCCATGTAGACTACCTTTGTCTGGGTTGGAGATGAGGATCTGATCTTTTATAGTGACACTTTAAGAACCGTCACACAGGGTTCCGCATGAGACCCCTTTTTGCTGCTATAATAAGTTCATACGCGATGAGACCTGTGATTCAACTCCGACCTCACCAGCAACGTGCTCTGGATGCCCTGCTGCAGCACCGCAAGGGGCAGGTCATTATCCCCACTGGCGGCGGTAAGACCCTTGTAATGATTTTTGATGCTATTCGTCAGTTTTCTCAATCTCAAGCACAAACAATCGTCATTGTTTGCCCAAGAATTCTTTTGGCTGAGCAATTGTCTTCTGAGTTTTTGGAGTTTATTACCAATGCTTCTGTTGCACATTTGCACTCGGGAGAGACACATCATTTTAGCACGACTCGCCCCAATGAGATTCATAACTGGTCTCGTCGTGCTTATAAGCATCAACTGATCTTCACTACCTATAACTCTCTGCAGCGTCTGCAGCAGGCAGACCTTAAGGTTGACACCATTTACTTTGATGAGGCACATAACAGTGTTCAACGTCACTTTTTCCCTGCTACGGAGCACTTCGCTTCTACTGCTGACCGCTGCTATTTCTTCACTGCTACTCCTAAGCATTCTGCCACTATTTCCAAACCTGGGATGAATGATGGTGCAGTATATGGTCAGGTGATTTGTAATGTCCCTGCCCCTGAACTTGTTGAGGGTGGTTTCATTGTGCCCCCTAAGGTTGTTGTGCAGCAGTTTGAGATGTTGAGTAAGGGTCAGATTGTTGCTGATGTTGACTGTGAGAACCTGATTCAAACCATCGATGCTCAGGAGGTGGGTAAGGTTCTTATCTGCTCCAAGGCAACCAAACAGATTCAGAATCTGGTTTCTCAAACTGATTTCTGTAAGCAACTGGAAAACCGTGGATTCTCTTGGATGTATATCACTTCCAAGACTGGTGCCGTGATCGATGGTCGTAAGGTCAATCGCGAGGTGTTCTTTGACACTCTCTCTGCCTGGGGCAAGGATGACTCTAAGAAGTTTGTTGTTCTTCATCACAGCATTCTGTCTGAAGGCATCAATGTGTCTGGTCTGGAGGCAGTTCTGTTTATGCGCTCTATGGATTACATCGGCATCTCTCAGACCATCGGGCGGGTGATCCGTCTGCACAAGGACGACGCAGAGGGTCTCAGCAGCGGCAGGATCGCCCCTGGTGCCGTTGAAACCTACACCAAGTCCTTTGGGTTGGTCTGCATCCCTGTCTACTCTTCTGTGGGCATCAGCACCGCTAGGAAGGTGCAAGCGGTGGTGGACACCGTGTTCAACCAAGGTCAACCTGCAATCTCTGTCGTTAAGCGTTAATTCCAATGAAGTACAAAGTTCAACTCTATGTCGGCGGTCAAACTTGGTGGTTTGAATGTTACGCCAATAATATTCAAGAAGCAAAGCAAGTTGCTTCTGCACAACATCCAAATGCTCGCATCATCAGTGCCACTGCTACCTTTCTATGAACACTCAAAACGAAGGTATTCTCAATCCCAAACCAGGAGATCCAAACGGTTATGTGACCAAGGATGGAATGTGGGCAGCAGTTTCTTGGGGTAAAAAATTTATTATTCTCCATAATGGACAGCAAGTTCACATTACAAACAACTATAAGTCCGCAAAAACCTACATTCAAAAGTCCGCAAAAGGAGCATCGGTTTCCAGTTTAGACAAGTTTCTTTAAACACGTTAAATAGTATAACTACAGAACTGATTATGGAAGAATCACCTGACGTTAAGTGGAATCGTGGTCTCGATCTGTTTATTGAGAGCGTACACAAACCAGACCATGAACTTCGTCAATGTGCTCATAACCAAAAATGTTACAATGAACTCATGTCGGTTCGTGAGCATGTGTTAGAATATCTAAAAACAATAAGACGATGACCTATTACGCTTGGTTTATTGTATTTGTGGTAGTAGCATACTTCATCGCAACGGATGATAGTGTCGCTACTGCCTTTTATTACCTTACAATAATTATCAAGAATAAGTGTTTGATTTTTCAATGGTGGTTAATTCACAATCCCACAACTCCATGGGCAAAATATTCAATGCATCGCCGTTCTATGAAACTTGCAAAAGAGTTAATGGACGAATATAAAAATAAATAACACTACATCTGGTAATTCTTATGCTCTCTACACAATATCGCCTGCGTCTTGAAGCAATCTGTGATAGGATTGCAACAGGCGATGAGGTGAGTTTAGAAGATATGATCTGGGCAGAAAAACTTGCGAAAGCAAATCGTTCTGCCGCTACAATACTCCGTCAGGCAAGACGAAAGGCATCAAATCCCAATATGAAAGAAGGAAGTCTGGATGAATTTTTAAATATTATGGATTTAGGGCATCCTGACCCATCAGAGCACCGTACAAGGTTCGATGGTGCAGATGATATCGCAGATTTTTTTAGAACTGATGATGATATGAGAAGAGATTGATGAAACCCAATTTTCGTAAAGTTCTTGAGATGGCACTGGAAGAAGGTGTCCGATTTGGATATGATCGTGCTCACAAACATGTAGAGAATCCACACGAAGATGCTGTGGTTGATTGTGTGGTAGATGGTGTGGTAAACTCTCTATATGAATGGTTTGACTTTGAGGACAATAATGAAACCAATTAAATTTTTTCAAGTTGCTAAATGGTCTTATCGTGAAGACTTTGGACACGAGTGGTATGTTCAATTTCTATTTACAGACCGTTGGGCACTTCTTCAGGCATCGATTTCTTGGAATGATTATCCTGGTTGTCCATATATTCAAATCAAATCTGGAACTGGTAGTCTTTTGAGTATTATGTTCTGGGCATATAAGTTTGGATTTGATATTGGATTTATTGAGTACACTTGGAATTGGGAACGACTGGAAGAGGTAGATGAAGAAGAAACTGAACTGGTTTGAGTATTATTTCGGTCACTGCCTGCAAACTGGTTGGCATGAGATTGGAAACAATTTCAAAATGTGGAAAGACCTTATCGGTGGAAATTATAAGGATTATGCTCTACTGAAAACTGATGATCCATTTCAAGAGTGTTACGAATGGTTCTGGTGTAGCATCAATATGGATGAAACATATCCAAAAGAGTTTCTGGAATATCTGATGGAAATGTGTGATAGAATTGATAGAGGTGAAGAGAAACTAATACCGTTGACTGAAGATTTTTTTAATGACCTTAAAGACCTTGTAAAAGATGTGGAGTTAAATGATGAAGACTTTACCTGATAAATAAAAATGCCTGACTTGGTGGTTCTTTTCGGGTTGGGATAAAGCACTTTCGAGTGCTTTTCCTGTATAAATACTAATAACCACCAAGTTAAGAGCAGTTATGGTAAATCCTAAAAGATTTTATACCTATGCGTATTTAAGAGAAGATAGGACTCCTTATTACATAGGTAAAGGTAGTGGAAGAAGATATTATAGTAGGAAAAAAACTGACATAAAACCACCTAAAGATAAATCAAGAGTAATATTATTAAAGCAAAATTTAACCGAAGAAGAAGCATTTAGACACGAAATTTATATGATTGCGATTTTTGGTAGGAAAAATTTGAAAACTGGTATTTTACTCAATAGGACTGATGGTGGGCAAGGTTCTTCAAATTTTTCTGAAGAAGCATTAAAAAAAATAAGTGAATCATCAAAAAATAGAGTTTATTCCTTAAAAACTAGAATAAAAAAAAGTAAATCTATGACTGGTAAATTTCATACGGAAGAAACTAAAAGAAAAATGAGAGAATCTAAAAAAAATATATCCAAAGAAACAAGAGAAAAAATAAGTAAATGTAGTAAGGGTAGATTGCATACTGAAGAAACTAAAGAAAAAATAAGACAAGCAAATATTGGGAAAAAAATAAGTGAAGAAACAAAAAGAAAAATGAAAAATAAAATTTTAAGTGAAGAACATAGAAACACAATTTCAAATTTGCAGAGAAGACATTTTCTTTTTACTTCACCTAATGGAGAAATTATAGAGGAATTTACTACTTTGATGAAATTTGGTAAAAAATATGGATTAGATTCTTCTTGCCTTTCAAAAGTGTTAAGGGGAAAGTTAAAACAACATAAAGGATGGAAAGTTCGTCAAATTTTATGATATAATAATAGGTGTAATTTTAAAATTTATGAAACCTCTTCCACCAAAACACGAACTTGATATTTTTTGGACGGTCGCAACGAGTACCAGTATCGAAACTGGCACAAGACCCTACTACGGGTTTGCCTACCTACTGTATGATTACCTCACAGACAACCTCAAAAACAAATACGGAGTTGAACTGCGTTATGAACCTCAAAGAAAAGAAAGCACTCCTGAAGAAACTTGAGAATGCTGCCAATACCTGCTTTGACTGTGGGAAAAAGTATGGAGTATATTCTGTAGGATGCTCCTCTGTTTATGAAGCAAAATGTGGTGTATGTGGTGAAACCAAACCTATCACTGAAACAAGAGATTTTGCTTATTTCTTTCCTACCATTCGTAAACTGAAACTTGAGATTCAAAATGAGAAAAGTAACAGTCAAACCAAAGTCCAGCAAATCCAAGAATAGGTTAGCAAACATTATGGACAACAATCCTGTTTGTATTGTAGAGCAGGACACTGGTGGTGAATTATTCCTTGCTTCTGAAAATCGTAAATACTTTTTTTGGGTTAGCACTCGTACTGGCACTAACCGTTTTGGTGACAAATCTGACGCACATTGGGAGGTTATTGAATGAGTTTTTCTAAAACTGTTTCTGTTTTTGCTGCTCTTGCAAGTATCTTTGCTGCTGGTGCTACTGGTTGGAAACTGTCAGATTCTCAAAAAGAAGTTCCTTTGAGTCCATTAGACCAAAAGGTGATGGAGTTGGAAAAGAAACTTGACCAAGCACAACAACCACAAGTTGCTCCAGAACCTGTAATTCTTCCTACCCCCCAACCTCAACTTCCTCAAACGTCTCAAACCCCCCCACCTCAACTGCCTCCTCCTCCTGTTCCTGAAAATGTCACTCCTTGATACTCTCAATTACCTCATACAAGACCAAGAAGGAGACCTTCAATGTTATGAATGGGACATTCGTGAAGAACTCAATCACGAAGTGAATGACCTTGATTGGTATACTGAACAATACGACCTTACTAAACAACGAATAGAAGACCTCAAACAAATTAAAACTATGTTGGAGAACAATGAGATTTCGTAACATAGAGTTCCGTTGGAGCACCTGTAACAACAAGTATGAACTCGTCAAGTGGTATCAATCTAATGGTTCAGGACAAGAGAACTGTTATGTGATTGCTTTCTTTGATAAAGGCAAAGAGTGTTATGATATGAGAACCATTGGTGATAGGTTCTTTGAGGATAAAGATGCATTCGTAGTGGGAAAATACGCAATTGAGTTTCTCAACGAAACTTTTGAAATTGAAAGACAAGAAGAAGAACTTAAATAAATAAAGATGCTTATGTGTGTCGCAACCATAGCAGAGATTGGGTGCTTTCGGGCACCTTTTCTTGTATAAATACTATTGCGGCACAACATAAAGCAGAACTATGGAACTCAAAGAGTATCACTATGTTTATTATTCCTATGAGGAATGGGGTAGAGGATATTTTGGTTCAAGAACCTGTAAATGCTTACCAGAAGAAGATATAAAGTATTTTGGTTCTTTTAGTGATAAAAACTTTAAACCAACTCAAAAGATAATACTTAAGGACGATTATAATACAAGAGAAGAAGCATATATTGATGAGATTACTTTACAAGAATACTATAAAGTAGTTGAAAATCCACACTTTGCGAATAAAGCATATCAAACTTCTTCAAAATTTCATAATGGAATGACGACAGAAAAAGCAAAAGAATTGGGAAATAAGACAAAAGAACTTGGTGTAGGTATTCATTCACTTACTTACGAACAAAGGAGTGAATATGGTAAAAAAGCAACCGAAATAGCAAAAAAACTTGGTGCTGGACTTTATGGTTTTACAAAAGAACAAAGGAGTGAAAATGGTAAAAAATCAAAAGAACTTGGTGTTGGTATTTTTTCTTATACAAAAAAACAATTGAGTGAAAATGGGTTTAATGGTGGAAAAAAAGCATATGAAATGAAAGTTGGGGTTCACGCACTTACCAGAGAACAAATGAGTGAGAATTCTAAAAAAGTTGCCTCACAAAAATGGAAATGTCTTGAAACTGGTTTCATTTCTAATGCTGGGGCACTTGCTTGTTATCAAAGAAAAAGAGGAATAGACACTTCCAAAAGAGTAAGAATATCATAAAGACACTTGACGAACTGGCACAGGGGGTCTCCACAAGACCCCTTTTTGCCTTATAATGACTTCATAAGCAACCAAACAAATGCGTATTCAACTCAAAGCAATCACAGTTACTTACACCCGAACTCTCACGGTTTCTCCCACAACTGAAATGTTTGAGGACTGGGAGTGTTATCCAGACCAAGAAGGATTTGAGAGTTTAGTGCTTAATGAATTGTTTGATAAAATCCATTATGAGATGGGAGGACCTGCAAATCCTATGCCTTACACTAATGTAGAGCAGTTTGAAACCGTTGAGATTGATTGGGAGGATGAAGAATGATTGAAGATTTCAAAGTAAAATTGATTGGTAATTATTCTAACCAACAGCAAGCATTTAACAGTCCACCACTTTGGGCACATATTCATATTAAATTTGAAGAACTTCCTGACGGAATGTTATACTCAAAGAGTTGGTATGATATTGATGGGGAAGAAAAACCTTATCGGGCAACAACATTGGAATTATCCGTGTCTGGTGAGAATGTTATTATGACACCTTATAATAATCTTACAAATACCAAATCTTGTGAGATTGTTTTTGAGTATGTAAATAACTCTTGGATTGGTATAAATGATAATTGTATCATACCCAAGAGAAATGCTTATGTCTCCACATTTTTGAAGTTTGATGGTATTAATTACTATTCCAGAGATGCTGGATATGATATAGATTCAAATGAATTTCTCTGGGGTAAAACAAAACAAGATGGTGAATTTCACTTTATAAAACTATGATTTACGAAATAAAAAAACAAGCAATTGATGAATATCTTATAGACACAATTGAGGAACGACTTACTCGTATTGAAGATAAAGTTGATTTACTCATTACTCAACTCAAAATAGAGTTTTATAAGAAAAATGACTGAACCACCAGATTGTTTGGGTGTTGTTGGTAAATGCACCGATTGTGAAAATCCTGTGTTAGAATACCTGTGTAATCAATCTCTTTTGGAAGTGCGACCAGAAAGTAAAAACTTTGACTATTGGTTTTCTTGTAGTAATATTCTATGTAAAAATCATAGTGGTGGAGGTTCTTATGGATATTATTATGATGATTGGGTGGATGTGAAATGAAATCCTTCAACATTAATACCAAGGAGTTGATTATTGATTATGACTGAACCACTATACCTAACCGATACTCATAAAATTCGTAATATAAGTGATACTGACTTTCAGTATTCTTTTCAATTTTGGATTGATGAAGGAACTCATCACGAACTTACTGGTAAATGGAGTGATTGGGAGTTTTTGAAGTTGTATGATACTCTTGATGAAGTAAAAACTATGATTGATGATGAAAACTCTTCGTGGTTTATAATTCATCAAATAAATGATAAATTTGTGTTTATTGACTTACGAAAAGGTGAGGTAAAGTAAAATGACTGAAATTGAAAAAACAGAAGGAGTTGATTATTGATTATGACTGAACCAACCGACGAACAAATTGATGAACTTTGGGATGAGATTGGAGGGTATTACAATCTTTATCCCGAAGTTAGAAATACTATTCGTGAAGCACTTCATCGTTGGGGAAATATTGGGGATGAGGAATGACTAAACTATCAGCAGCAGACCTTATGGTAATCCATAATACTCTTTATAAAAGTTTGAGTGTCGTTGGAAATAGCATTTGGACACAAGAAACCAGAGAAAGAGTTATGGATAAGGTGTCTATTATTATGGAACAAATGAACGCAGAAGTTGTCTGTGGTGATGTAGAACCTATTGTAGTGAGTGGAGATTTGGGAGGATGACTAACCCACTCATAGAAAAATATAATGAACTCTACAATCCAAAACCACCAGAACCTCCAAAACCAGTAGAGAAACCAAAACTATCAAAACTTAAATCTTATGACCTTGATGACTTGAAAGCATCTTTTCAACAAGTAGCAGAAAAAATCAAAAATGGTGAGGCACAGGTGGTAAGTATGAATATGGAAATGGGACATAAGTATATCAATACTACTGGTGCTAGAATTACCTTTGAGGTTTCTTTGGATGACTATTGAAGAACTCCAAAAGTTCTTGGATGATAATAACATCACACTTGAAGAGTATATGAGAGCAAATATGATTACTGATGAAGACAGGAAATATTTTGATAAGATATGGATGGATGCGATTTATAAGAACTTGGGTGAGGACACTTGATGAACTGGCACAGGGGATGCTCTGGGTGCCTCTGTGGGTGGTATGATACTCTCATACACAAAGGAACTCCAAATGCTTGATGCCTTTACTGATTATCCCATTCCATCTTATGGTGATATTGGGGGAGAAAAAGCACCTATTCGTAGAGCAAAAATCCTGACTTATGATAGAAATAAGTATTGTGATGTTCTTGTTTATCAGGTAGATGAGGATGGTGATTTGAGAGGAACTGTTGTGAATTTCAAGCAGTTTTATCTCTATAAAAATGAAGCACGACTTGATGATGGCATTCAATTTACATATGAAGAACTGAAAACTCTTCCTTGGACTGAAATAACTTATCCCAATTCTATTTGATATAATACTCTCATACACACAGAAACCTGATGACTGTTTCCACAACTGACCTTCTTGAACTTTTCACTTACGCAACTCAACTTGGTCTTTCTTATGATGTGAAGGAAGATACGGATGGTGATTACAAAATCAGGTTCTATGAACTTTATACCAATAACTTTGATGAAACAACCTTTATCACTAAAGAATGTGAAAGTAATTGGTATAATTCTGGTTGTTCTTTTGACTATCTAATGGATACTTTTGTGAGTATGTTGAAACAAAAAGAAGAAGAGAAACTCAAAGAACAAAAACGACAAGAACTGATTGCTCGTTTGACTGATGAAGAATTTCTAAAAGAAAAAGCAACAAAAGCAGCAAATGCTCTCCATATGCCTTTGGGTGACATTGAACCACTGAAACTACTACAACTCTATAAGTATTTGTATGTTCTTGTGGGTGGTGATGAAGAACTTATGATACACTGGTTGAATCAACATAATACACATCTTGGGTTCAATCCTGCAGCACACTTGACTGATGCCCGTATGGATGATACGATAAGGTATCTTCAGGGAATGGTAGAGCACTGATGAATTGGTTTGAGTATTATTTCGGACACTGCTTTCAAACTGGTTGGAGGGAGATGTGGAACAACTTCAAGATGTGGAGAGACCTTATTAGTGGAAACTATAAGGACTATGCTCTTCTAAAAACTGACGACCCATATGAAGAATGTTATAATTGGTTCTGGTGTTCTATCAATATGGATGAAACTTTACCAAAAGAGTTTCTTGAGTACCTTATGGAAATGTGCGATAGAATTGATAGAGGTGAAGAGAAACTGATTCCTATGGATGAAGATTTTGTTAATAATCTCAAAGACCTTGTGAAAGATGTGGAGTTAGATGACTGAATTTAATTTAGAAGAAAAAAAGATTATCTATAATGCTGTAAGATTATATCAAATGAATAAAGTTGGTTTAACATCTAAATCATATCAAGTTTGTGATGATATATTGAATAGGTTATTTGTTGAGGTCAAGGGACCAGATGCGAAAGTGTCCCCTGTACCCCCCAAAGCACCAGAGTAGGTGCTATGATACTTGTATCAATGACCTGATTGATGATTTACTCTAATCTTTCTAAAATCAAACCTAAACTTCGTACTCAAGGTAATGTAACTGGCAATTTTGGAAGAGCAAAAACAAAAGCAGGTTCTTCTATGCGTGATATTGGTGTCACAAATGTTAAAGTTGTGAATATCACAAAACAAGAAGACTATCTAAAGAGATTGTATGCTGCTTTTGAAAGTACAAACGACGAAAAACTAAAGAAGTTTATATATACTGAAATTAAAAAAATTATGATTCAACGAGGTGAATGGTAATGGAATCCAAAATCATCTATTCTTATGCTGAAATCGAAAAAGCATACAAGATTCTCAAAGAAGTTGTAGAACGTGAAAATAAACTTCACGAGATGGATATGACTATTATTGGAACTCATTTGGAAACTATTCAATATGAAATTCTTCCTGCACTGGAAGAGATTGTTTATTATGACCCCACTCCATAGTCGTGTGCCACTTGTTCTAGTGGCACAGTAAAAGAGCACAGACCATAAACTGTGGTATTCTTAAAGGGTGGTTGAGACAGAGACCACAATTCTTTTTCTTTATTAAAATGAACTCAACACTTGGATTTCCTCCTGCTGATGACCTTTATGGTAATCTACAGAAGATTGATTATGTGAAGTTTGGTGAAAGCATCATCTTTGTTGTTGCTACGATTTGTGCGATTGTTGTTGGTGTAGTTTCTTATTTTGCTACTGTTGCACAACTGTGGTGGTTGGATAATGGTGAAACTATTGTAAATAGTGTTAAGACAAACAGCAATCGTGTTGTTGATTTTGTTTTTTATACTTCTACCGACCAATGATTTCTGCTAAGTCTCTGAATAAAATTGCTGCTGCACTTGCACCAGAAGTTGTAGAATATATCTACAACGATGAACGATGGATTGGGTTTCTTATTCAAATGATTTCTGATGCAGTAGTAGATAAAATGGGACAACTTGATTACGATTTGCACGGTAATTTGTGCTATGCCATTTCAGAAAACATTGGTCTTTCTGGTGGGGACACTTGCCGAACTGTCTATTGACGGTTGCAAGTGCCCCTTTTTTGTGCTATGATTACGGAGTAAATCAATCAAACGATGAACCAGATTTCAACTTACAATTTCACTGGTGATGGGACTACTATTGCTGGTTTGGGTGGTCTTATTTTTACTTTTGTTATTCTTATTACTGTTTTTCGTAGTTATTTCAATTCTCCTTTCAACAAATGAATTACTCAAAGTCTATTCAAGATTACGAAAAAGAACTCAAAGAAGCAAAGAAGAAGTATGATAAACTTCTCAAGCAAATGAAGAAAGCAAGGTCTTCATTTCAATACGAAAATCTTGCTGATGAAGCAGAAGTTCTGTATGAAGATATTGCTGAACTTCAAATGATTATCACTGATTTGCGAAAGCAAAAGAAACTTGCTGAAATTGATGCTGTTTGATGACTGACCTTTACAAAGAAATCTTGGAGTTTAACAAAATGTCTCTCAATCGTGAAAAACTCATTGAAGATTATGCACAACAAATAATGGATTCAATGGATATGAAGACAATGGAGTGTTTTGTTTATGATACTCTTGTTTCCAATCTCAATGAGTATAATGATGAAGAACTCATCACAGAAGTAAAAGAATACAATCCAGAATTGCTGGAGGACGTTGAGACCTTGTGACACTTTTTTAGGTGGCACACAACACTTTCCAAACGGTCCTGACCATGCTATGATGTATTCATCAAGTCAAGGAGGTTATGATGATTGACACTTGCGTTCTTCACGATGATTACGAGGACTTTGCTAAAAAGTTTCTCGGTGTTGATTATGAAGACTACATTAGTCTTCAACTTGGTCTTCCTGACGAAGATGAAATTGAAATTGAATATCCTTTGGGTGTTTAATTTCTTTTTTGGAAGTGTGGCAGAGTGGTTTAATGCAGGAGATTGCTAATCTCCCGATGTTCTTTAGGGCATCCGTTGGTTCAAATCCAACCACTTCCGCCTCGGGTTATTAACTCAGTGATAGAGTATTCGGCTTTTAACCGATTAGTCGTTGGTTCAAATCCAACATAACCCATCTGGAAATATAGCTTAGTTGGTAAAGCATTCGACTGATAATCGAAAGACCACTGGTTCAAGTCCAGTTATTTCCATTGGGTATAACAATACCCAAACATTCACCTTGCTTTTATTATAATGTCTGCCAAACTGGTTGCTCTTGCTGCTGAACTCGTTGATACCAATCCTGCTGGTGCTCAACTGATTGTAAATATCACGAAAGCAGAAACTGGTGCTGAACTCGTAGAAGCACTGGATAATTATGATTCTACTGTTCTTGAGAACTACACTCAAGCAGTTGATGATGATGGTTATGTGTCTCTGACTGATGTTGATGGTGCTGTGACTGCTCTCTGATAAAAAGAACAGGTTTTAACTCTGATTTGTTATTTGACATCTAGATAATAAAAGAGTTAAAATCTGTTCACTTATAAATTCATATAAAGGTCGATGGACTATCTAAAACTTGAACCATACCAAACCATACTTGTTCTAAACGCAAGTTTTGAACCTCTTAACTTTTGTAATTGGAAAAGAGCAATTGTGCTTCTTATGAAAAATAAAGCACAAGCACTCGGTAAGAGAGTGATTCGATTGGTAAATTATATTAAGTTACCATATGAAAAACTAATGCAAACCAAACCATCACGAACTATGATTTATAAACGTGATGGGCATAAGTGTCAGTATTGTGGTTCGACAAGAGAATTAACTATCGACCATATTATTCCACGTTCTCGTGGTGGTGAAGATACTTGGGAAAATCTTGTGGTTGCTTGTATGCCTTGTAATATGAGAAAAGGCAACAAACTACTTGAAGATACTAATATGATTCTTCAAACTATTCCAAAGAAACCATTTAATAAAATGTTATTTTCTTTAGATAGAGCAAATGTTCCTGAGTGGAAAGAGTATTGCTATAGTTGATGTGCCACTTCTTCTAGTGGCACAATAAACCCCCACAGACCTCCCTGATGCCCTATAATAGGTTCATACCAAGGAAAGGAGATGACTACCCCAAATTGGCAACATAACTCAGGAAAACAAAAGAATACTAAAGGAACTTGTAAGGGAAAACTTAAATCCCGCAAGCAAGCACTTCAACATCTCAAAAACAAACTGAACTTCAAATGACTACTGCGACTGCTGATAAGGTTCTTCAATACACTCAAACTCTTTGTGAGGTTCTTCGCACTAACTATCAATCGCATCGTATTGATAATCACCGCAAATACATTGAAAAAGGTGAGAATGTAGAATATCATCAAGAGCAAATTGATAAACTTTGTGAAGGTGAAGATGTTCCAGAGTTTTATATCAATACTCTTCGCAAGTACCATAAGATTATAATGAGAGATTATAATCAAAGTCACGTTCATCTCTTTGTAGATAAAGAGACTGCTGATGTTTATAAACCAGCATCGTGGAAAGCACCTGCCAAAGGTATTCGGTACAACCTTCTTGATGATAAGTCTCGTGAGGAAATGTATCAACGTGCTGATTGGAGTGGGCAATATTTGTATAAGTAAATATAAATTTTATTTGAAATGAATTCTAAAACTATTACTTACATCTTTCTTGCTTTTATTGCTATTCTTGGATGGAACGCATTTCTAATCAAACGTGATAAGAAAATGTTTGATATTTATGATAAAGCAGTGGGTATTGAAAGACTGAAACATCCTCCAAGTAATGAAATTAAATAGTCTTGAATTAAATTAGTTCAAATGCCAAGAATAACATTTGCAGAAGGAATTGAAGTTTACTATCGTGGAATGTACGGTAAAGTTTATTTTGTCTGCGAAAAATACATTACAATTTGTGTTCGTAGAATGGAACACAAATCAAAGGATGTTTGTCTTTTAGTTTATCCAAATCAATATAATGAGGTTGTCCTTGTGAAGGAATCTACAAAGTAATCAATAAATAGTTTTACGAAATTAAAGTAAAACTATAATGGCAACTCAAATACAAAGTGGTCTTGTAGCTACGGGTTCTATAGGTGCAACAGAAATAGCTACTTCTGGAGTAACAACAAATGATATCAATGATTCTGCTGTAACTGCTGCTAAACTACAAAGTAGTGCTAGTGATAATTCTCAAAGAGCAGTCGGAACTAATCATATTCAAAATTCTTCTGTAACTACAGATAAACTTGCAAATTCCTCTGTAACTGCAGATAAGCTTGCTTCATCATCATCATTAGTTCCACTTGGTGCAATTCTTATGTGGTCTGGAACTACGACACCAGATGGTTGGCAACTATGCAATGGAACTGATTTACCATCAACTTCTCCATTAAGACCAACAATTACAAAAACTCCAGACCTAAGAGATAAATTTATTGTTGGTTCTACCAGTGGAGGAGATAATGTTTATCCTGGAGTTGGTGTCAATCAAACTGGTGGTAGTGCGGATGCTGTTGTAGTTTCTCACGGACACACATCTATCACTGATACAGCTTCTGCACACAATCACGGATATGGTTTTGCCCAAGGTTCAGCTGGTGCTATAAAAGATGGTTATAATGGAATTGTTAATGTAACAAACACTGGCAATGTTACCGAATTGGAACAATCTGGCGGAAATGACGGACAAAGATTAGCAGCATTTGCTGCAGGCACTAATTCTAATGGAAGACACTCCCACAGTGTTGCTGTTACACCAGAGGGTGTTAGTGGTTTAAACCAAAACTTACCTCCATATCATGCACTTGCTTTCATTATAAGGGTCTTATAATTTATCCAATGTGCCACTCGTAGCACTGGCACAGTAAATGAGCACAGACCCCCCTGATGCCCTATAATACAGGGACACAAGCAAAGGATACCACTTGACCGACCTTGATACTATCTTTAACTACACCACCTCTCGTTGGGATTGGCATGAAGGTAATGTCAATCAAATGTGGATTCAAGAGATTGAAGAATCTCCTGATTTTTATCGTTATATTGCCGTTGCTTACAATCCTCGTAAGAATGTGAGCACGGTAGTATCTGAACCTCGTTGCTATGCTGACACCTTGAACTGGGTTCGTATGTATTGCGGTAACTTCTGCATTCTTCCTGAATACTGCTACTGATTCACACTTAAGTTAATCAATCATACTTCATTATGACTTTCACCTTTCCTCGTCTGTCTGCTGGTATCTACGAAGTTCAGAAGGATTCTAACACTGTTGGATTCATTCGTAAAGCATCTGCTGCTAAGTGGATTGTTGTTGATGTTGTAGACACTCCTCAACAAGTCACAAAGACTCTCAAAGAAGCAAAGGATGCTTGTGTCAATCTAATTATCTTTGATGTGGTTGACAAGACCCCTGAACCTGAGTATAATGACTCTGTAGGGGTTGATAAGGTGAATACTGAACTTAATAAGGTTCTTGAGGGTTCTTTGCACTGCTATAAGCAGATTCCTGGAACTGATGAGTTTAAGGAAGTTTCTCCTGTTGAGTTTGGGTTTGCTGAACCTACTCTTGAACCAATTTTGTTCTGATGTTTAAGTTTATTTTACACCTTTTAGTTAATCAAAACAAAATGCACGATTCTACTCTTGACCTGTTCTGCGAACACGAAGATTCTAAGTATGCAGATGAATATGCACTTTATGTTGAAGAACTTGCTTCAAAATACGAAGTGACTTGTGATTACATCATCCAAGAGTTTATCTTGGACTAATATATAATAATGCCTGGGTTGGGTGCAATCTTCACAGGTAAAGGAGCAGAAATGCTCCTTTTTAACTAAATAGTAAAGCACCCAACTTTAGAGCAGTTATGCAAGTTTTAGATGTTAAATGCATCAATGAATCGTTAGGTATTGATGCACCAGACTTTTTATATTTTGAAGAAACTTCCTTTGTTGAAAAACAATGGACTTCTCCTTGGTTCAAAGGAAAACCGTGGAACAAAGGAATTTCTCATACCAAAGAAACTAAGAAAAAAATTAGTGAAGCATTAAAAGGAAGAATACCATACAATAAAGGTATTCCCCATACAGAAGAGACAAAAAGAAAAATAAGTATTGCAAACTTTGGTAAAACTTCTTATTGGAAAGAAAAAACTATACCCAAATCTTCCGTGGAAAAAATGAAGGCAACTAAAAAATTAAAAGGAAGTTATGTTGGTGAATGTAATCCTATGGCAAAAACTTATAGAATAACATTTGACAATGAAAACTTCATTATGATAAAATCACTTCAAACTTGGGCCATTGAAAATGGCTACAAACCAACCAGTCTTAGAAACTTATATAATGGGAGACAAAAATCTCCACATAAAAATGTGATAAGTGTTTCAGTGGAGTTTATGTGACCTCTGTGCCACTTGTGGAACCGTCCAGCACTCTTCCCGAACGCACGGGAGGGGTGCTATAATGTATGAATACAAACGTTACTTGACTTATTGATGCTGACTCTTCTTCCTTATCAACAACGTGCTCTTGATGCTGTGCAGAAAGTCATCAAAGGCACCTGTTATATTCCTACTGGTGGTGGGAAAACTGTTGTGATGATGGAAGATGCCCGTCAAAGGATTCTGAATGCAACAGAACCGATGACGTTTGTTGTTGTTGCTCCTCGTATTCTGCTTGCAAATCAACTTTGTTCGGAGTTTGAAGCATATTTACAAGGACTCAATGTTGCTTATATGCACTGCCACAGTGG